TGAGTGTTCCCTCGTATATCAAATATGAACACTCATGTATAAAACCAGTAAGTCGAGGTGCGCTTATTAAAGTAGCGATAACACGGCGCAGTAAGAGTTAAATTGCACGTAGCAGACTCACTAGTAAAAGAAGCTAGCTGCAGGTGGGTTGTCTTCGGATGAAGGCACTCGAGGTTCGACTCCTCTGCGTGTACTAAATTAAATAAAATAAAATGCGAGTTAAATTATACAAATCAAGAATACTAACTAGTGGTTTTCGCTGTCCAGAAACAGACTTAGAATACTCTACTCTGTGGCCAAAGAAGTATATCTACAGTGAAAGTGGACCAACAGTGTTGAACACAGGTGAGTTTAGTCGTGAGTGGTGTTACGCTGCTCAGAAAGCAATACAAGATGAGAACTCTCGTCTGTACGATGAGACAGGTAGATTCAGTTGGAAATCAGGTGATGAAGTAACAATATCAAGTAAATACTATAACAATGAAAATAATAAATAAGAAAACAGGTAAGAATGCTACTGGAATAGCAATCAAAATGATCGAGCAGTCGCTCATGCAGAGTGGATATATAATAGCAAAACCTCACAAGCTTTCTAATGAAGACGAGCAGGATTTTGACGATTTCATGGATAACTTAGCTATAAATAATGGCACAACACTATACTAAAATGAATAAAGAACTAATAATAGAAGCACTTATATTGCTAAAGAAACGAGTGGAAACACACATGGATGCTAACGATGCTCAATTTTCTACATTCTTCGTAAACAAGCTAAACGCTATAGACAAAGAGATAGGGGAGATAGAGAACATAAGACTCCATAAAGTACAATAATGTACAAACTAAATACGATAACTATTGGATAATAAAGATATGAAAACAATTAAATTTTTAAAACAAAACAAAATACAGCTCGATGGCGTGACATTCCGCCCATACTGTATTAGCGATTTGCCAAACAACTTCGGTTGTATCAACTTCGGTGAGTCAGACGGCGTAAGCGAGTGGTTCGGTTACAAAGGTTTCACTTATGTAATCGACAACTCATGAGTTACTATCACACTCACAGTGAACAATTCAAGAAATATGGGCGATATCGCGACTATATGCGTGTTATTGGTGTTACTGAAGTAACAACTACAAGACAAAATAACAATGGCACGCGAGTGTATCGTCTACCATTCAAAGACGCTTACGGCTATGACATAGATTTTGCTACGTATAGTAGCGGTTATGTGCGTAAACTAGTGAAGTATGGCTACTGTCCTTGCTATCAAATCAATAAAAGAGAGAAGATTGACGGTGGTTTCATGAAGATTACCACTGGTCCACACTCAGGTTTGTACAGAAAAAGGTACGATCACTCTAAATGCGTGTTAATTAACGGTGTTGGTGACAGAATAGAGTACTTGTTTGACTTTATTATGCGCAACTACTTTGTCGCTAAGCCAAAGTTTCAACCACAACTAAATATGGATAGCTTGAATAGAATTGCAAAATACGTGTTCGGTGAGTTTGGTTTTGACTCTTGCGACTCAGATACTCAAGATAGAATACTAAAAAGAATACAAGAATGACGATAACTAATATAGAAATGAACGTGCTAGCGGTAGCACTCGATCATATGGAAGAGCATTTACAAGATTTAATAAGCGAGAATGACTTTATAGAAGATCACCTGCAAGAGCGATTAGAAGCGTGTAAAAGCTTACAAACAAAATTACTATGACGAATAGAGAACAGAAAAACTACGACGACATGTCTAGCGCGTTACGAGAAGCAGGTGTAGCTTTTGAAGATACTACTTACGGTAACGACTTAACAGCTTCGATATCAGTGCTTTTGAGCACCGGTAGTGGACTGTATTTTGAAGAAGAGTTTCAAATATATATACCTAACAGTGACACCTTCGATCCAGAAAATGAGGAATTTAACACGTTTACCGTGACTCTTATCGAGCAAGGTAGAAGTGTAGACTTTAGGCAACCTGAAGAAGTGATTGACTACTTACAAGGTTTTACAAACTAAATACGATTGCTTTTGGATAATATATATATGAAATGCAAATGTAATACAACAATACCTGAAGGTCGCTTGCGCCTTGGTTACAAAGTGTGTGTCGATTGCTCTACTGTAGAGCGTTATGGTTGTGCACCGCTTATAAACCACAAGACAGGCAACACTATACAAATAATGTCTCAGTCTGATGCTGCGCGTATCGCTAAGCTCACACGTAGACGTGGTTATGGTACAATGCTAGGATAAATAATATAATATAATGGATAAAGAACAATTAAAAGTAAAAGTTGAAGCTCTACGAGCCAACGAAGTAATAGCGAATGACGCTCTAAGCAACGCTAGAACACAAAGAATGAGAGCAGAGCAAGAATTAGAAGATGCAGGCAAACCAGTAATAAGCGAAAGCTTAGTGGTTGATTTAATACAAGAGCTAGAATCAGTATTCGCTGACACGCTAGGTAGCATAGACACTAGTGATTTAAGCCCAGAGTTCGGCTTAAACTACAATGAAGTGCAACTAGAGAGCGTTGATCTTGACTGTGTAGGTGTTGACACCGACGATCTACACACTGTGTTTGACCAATTCTTTGCGATAAAAGATGATGAAGAGCTAGAGCAAGATGACAATAGCTAACTAAACAACGCGACGGCGTAAGGTGTACTTGTGAAGGGCTAATCCTGCAAAGGTGAAATACAGCGCTGTAGTACGTAACGGGTCAAGGTAGTCTACGCTACCGTAATGCCACCGATCAGTAGGACGCAGGTAGCTCCTGTATTGAAGGCTAAAGACTACGCATTGATTGAGACACACTCGACGGAGTTGTTAAGTGCACTAACAATTTGCAACTCAATCTCTGCTTTACATGGGGGTGAAATGGTAACGCACACTGGAAGTCCATTCTATGGAGAGTCATTGCGTACGAGGGTTCGATTCCCTCCACCTCCACAACTATATACAAACTAAATACGATTACTTACGGATAATAATAATATGAAAGACACAAACCAAGTACAAAAAGCCCTTGAATCCAAGGCAAAGAAAGAGCTGCAAGGAGTTGTAGACGGATTTTTACAACAGCTTAACAAGTTAAACAGCACGTATCACCAACCTCATTCATATGTCATGAGAGAAAATCGTGACGAAAACGCTAAGGTATTTACTTACATAAGACCAGGTTGCTTAGATGTTATACTTAAAGACATGCTTGTTGAAGCATACTTAAAACCAATGGTAAGCAAAAAAACACAACAATTATTAAATAAATTAGAATTACTATGAAAATACAAAACTACATTAAAGATGAGATCAAAAAACTTGATCGAGGTATCGTAGCTACACCTAAAGACAGAGAGTATCTAGAGTCATTTGCTCAAGCAACTGGCGGTAGTGGCTTTCTGCTCATGCAAATGGCAATGAACTTCGGTTATAAAATAGCGCTAGAAAACGTACAAGAAGTATTAAACGAAAAAACATGAACACATTATACGATAGACTAGAAACAGAGATACTAGTAGGTTTACTAGATAATGAAAAGAATTATGCGGCAGGAACAAAAGCTATTGTAATAGCTTTAAAAGACAACTACAGTTGGCTTAACTTAACAATAGGCCAAGTACATAGTCTTATAATGTTTAGCGACATGCCATGGGGTAAGATAACAGATCAGACATTTAAGTTCGGTGAAAATATAATTAAAGATGAAGAATAAAGAAAAACAAGAGCTACCTAGCTGGTTTGACGGAGAAGTCTACGAGATAGGTGATGAAGTTCGCAACCCTTATACGGGTGAAACTTGCCTGCTAACTGCAGAAGAATTAAGTATGTATGACTTAGTTAGAGGTGCTGAAATGGTAATCCAAATGGGTGTTGCTATGGATATCGACCGCTGCTATGATATTATGCAGAAAGGTGGTGATTGGATTTTAGCCAATAACCCTAGCGCTTATATGACACTAATAGATTAATGGTATACATAGCGTATGGAATACTAGTAGCTTATATACTAGGTGAGCAAATAATAGAATCAAATAGAAAATTTAAAGAATGAGTACAAGAGCAACAATACGATTCGCTAAACGCGAAGAAGGCGTGTCGTTTAATGAGCATCCACATCAATGGAACGCTCAGTTCTACAGACACCACGATGGTTACCCTGAAGGATTAGGTGTGGAAATTGCAGAGTCATTTACTAATTACCGTAAACTTGAAAATTGGGAGGTTGAATCTCTTGATGTCGTACACGGTGATATAGAATATGTATATTATGTATGGCAGTGTCATGGTAAAACAGAGCCATGGATCAGTATATTTGAAACTCATCAATGGGATAACACAGAAGGTGAGTGTGTCTTTGTAGGTACGCCAGATATGTTACTGAAGAAGTATGATGAAAGACATGATGAGGTACAAGAAACTAGCGACTGCGTTATATGTAATGAAAAGTTTGTAGATATAGATGTTTGTTGCGAGGAAGATAGAGATCCTGATCTTTGTGGAAGCGTGTGCTGTAAAACACAAACTAAATACGAACGCTGATGGATAATAACAATATGATGAAATACAAACCAATGCTAGCGTATCCTGTTAGCGCAAAACCTGTAGACTATGACGAAATGGTCTACATACAACCTAAACTTGACGGTGTTCGTTGCCTTATACAATGCGACAACGGCGTTGTAAAAGCTTATTCTCGCACAGGTAAAGAGTGGAAAAACATTGAGCATATACTGTTCAATCTTGAACCTTTCTTCCAGCTCAACCCTGACGCTGTGTTAGACGGCGAACTTTACAACCACGATCTACGTGATAACTTCGAGAAGATTATCTCTTGTGTGCGTAAAACTAAACCTACAACTGTACATAGACTAGAATCATCTGGCCTTGTGCAGTTTCACTGCTATGATGTAATTGCTACGACTCGCAGATTTGACGTTCGTAATGAATGGATTAAGCTAAACGTACCACGTAACTTCTGCATACATCACGTAGAGACGCACGAGGTTCATGCGGAAAAGTATGCACAGCAGTTGCATCAGTTAAACCTTAAAAAAGGCTACGAAGGCTCTATATTGCGTCTTAACACTGAATACCAATGCAAACGATCACATAGCCTACGTAAGTTTAAAGACTTCCACGATACCGAAGCTGAAATTATCGGCTGGGTTGAAGGCAAAGGCAAACGTGTAGGTACGATCGGTAAGTTCTTAGCTCGTGATGCTGACGGTGTAGAGTTCGGTATGCCTGTAATGGATAACTTCAAGTACCTACAAGATAACTTTACGGAAATGCAGTGCTGGGTTGGTAAAACAGCTACGTTCACATACTTCGAGCGTACTAAAGCCAACAGCTACAGGCATCCGTTGTTTAAATGTATACGCAACTATGAGTAAAGATGAAAAATTAATGTACAAAAGCATCGCGGATCTAGCTAAAGCTATAGAAAAACTAGTTAAATTAATAGAAAAAAATGTCAGAACTTAAAGAAGAAGATTTTAAAATAAAAGGTAGTAAAGATTTATGGGAATGTGTTAAGTCACTTGAAGCTATAGCACATTGGATGCAGAGCTCTTCATTTGATTACGAACCTAAAGATTTGAAGTACCTGTTTCAAGACGTGCTTAAAACCTATAACAACTATTTATATGAGAAGACTGATATATGATATGTACTATGCTGACGAGATCAGTGTAGATATAGCTATAAAGCTATTAGATAAACTAGAACAATCACGAGATAAGAAAAGATATGGACGATAAGAAAAAAATAAAAGAGCTTGAGAACATTGTTGAAAGTCAACACCAGCATATAGCTATGCTACAGAATGATTTATATAACGAGCAGCTTAGAAACAGTAATCTAGCTGAACTAGCTATAGCTATTGATAAGCAAAAACAATCTAAACCAGAAGAAAGTTGAATATATTTTACCTACATAAAGACCCATGTAAGGCTGCTGAATATCAGTACAATAAGCACGTTGTTAAGATGATCTTAGAGTCCGCTCAGATGCTGTGTACCGCTCACCATGTACTAGACAACAGGGTTAGGTTGCTAGACGATATACCATATAAAATAGCTCATGTAAATCATCCATCAACTAAATGGGTAAGAGAAAACTCATTACATTATGATTGGTTATATGAGCATATGTTAGCCTTAGGTAGTGAATACACCAGACGTTACGGTAAAGAGCATTTATCAATAACTAAATGTAAAACTCCATTAGCTAATCAACCAGAAAATATACCACACGAGACGTTTGAACAACCTCCACAGTGTATGCCAGACGAATATAAAGCCGATTGTGCTATACACGCGTACTGGAATTACTACCTAGGTGACAAACATAGGGTGGCTAACTCTAATGAAACTATTAAAACAAGAATGTATGAATAAAGAACTAATAGAATTAATTCACGAATTTAACTCAAACCTAATTAAGGAAGATAATTCTAAGAGAATTATTTTATGCACGTTAAACTCAGAGGGCATGACAATAGCCCCTAATAAGAATAAGTAACAGGCTAATGTCACAGTATGAACGTAATTTAGAACTGCTAAACCGCAGACGAGTTATATACAAGCGTGACCCTATTACAGATAAACCTGATATAGAGAATGATAAGTACATGTTCTTTGAGAACGGTACGTTTCAGTGTTACGATCTGTTTAAGAGCACGGCAAAGATAACTACTTATAAGTCTCTTAAGTGGCACTTATTAGTTATATGGTATCTAAACCCTGGAATAGACCAAGATGAATTTATGGATGTAGCACTAGCTATATCTGCTAAAACCAACGGGTTTGTGAGCTTTAACATGCCGCCCGATTTATTAAGAAAAATAGTATATGATGTCAGCATGCAAGAGCTCAAAGAGCCACCAAAGAATAAACTCAGGAAAGTTATTTTCAAAACTTTTTCTGGGCTTACCAAAGAAGAGAAACTATGTATTGTAGGTAAACTAATAGGTAGATCAAATAAGGTCCATCCTGATGATGTTTATCAGGCTATGATAGATATACATGACTTAGACCAAAAGATAACGATTAAACGCATCTCCGATGCCCTAAACGTATCATCTAGGACTGTATACAGATACATGTGTGAAGATCTTAAACGTGAAAAAGAATTATTAAACAAAGAACTATGAGTAGAAGAAAAAATGGAGTTAGAAAGACTAAACTTGAAAAACTTAACGAGATAAATGATATCGATAAAAAACTAAAACGCCGAAAAGCCAAGGAAGACGAAAACGAGTTTAACAAGCTTATGTCACGTAGAAATATGTTAAGAGCTCAATTAAAATAAACTAATGAAGTATTACAATATACAAAACTATATTCGCTACAAAGAGGATATAAAACAACGTATGAAACGGATAGATATGACTCAGGTTTACGATGAGTATACTAGAGATGAGCTTATAATAAAGTTTCTACCTCTTGTAGAAAATCTAGCTCGTAAGTTTTCAACAACTCAACAAGCTAGCGGCGTGATGAACGTAAATGATCTAATACAGGAGGGTAATAAAAACCTTGTTATAGCTGTAGATAAAATTGACTGGGACACTTTATACAAATCTGATGATGTAGAAAAGACTATTAAGTCTTTCTTATCTAAAAGAATTAAAGGTGGTATACGTAGAGCTGTAGACATAAACAGAGGTACTATGCGTATACCTGAGCATAAGATAAATGAAATACGTAAAGATAACGGTGAGGATAAACAAGCTATTGAAATGTTTTTCAACTCTGTATTTACAAGTTTAGATGCTTTAATAGATGATACGTCTACTACTTACGACGTACCTGATAATATCAAAAGCTATAACCCAGATCTATTAACATCTTATCTTATGAGTTTGCTTCATGTACACCTTACAGATAAGGAAGCTGATGTGATAATACTTAGCTATGGGCTACACTGTGACAAGATGTCAGCTAAAGAAATAGCTAACAAATTAAACATCAGAGGAGACAGTGCTTACGTGCGTGTTTCACAGTTAAAACGTCAAGCTATAGACAAATTAATAAACACTGTAGATTACTCGCAAGTGGTTGACTTCCTGTAGTTTACTCGTGTAAATAACAAAAATAATGTGTAATTATATATATACAAAACCACATACCATATGAAGGAATTAAACAATAAATTAGCTCAAGTCCAGACAGAGCTAAAGGCTAAAAAATCTAGCTACAATTCGTTTGGAAAATATTATTTTCGCAAAAGCGAGGATATACTAGAAGCGATAAAACCGTTTCTCCTCGAGCTCGGCGTAACAGTAACTATCTCAGAGAGAATAGTAGAATTACAGCCAGTACCAATGCTCGAAACAACAGCAAATTTCACGGATGGCGAGAGTGTTATTCAAGCTACGGCTATAGTAGGAGTAGACTTAAATCAAAAAGGAATGCAAACATCCCAACAGTTCGGTGCTGCAAGTACTTACGGAAAGAAGTACGCGTTAGGTAATCTATTATTAATAGACGATACTGAAGACGCAGACGCATCTAACAAGCACGGAAAAGACTCAACAGTATTAGACAAACTAAAAGCTTCTATGCCTAAGAAACCAAAGATTACTGCTGATCAATTTGAAAAGGCAAAAGAATATTTACAAAATGGAGGAAAACTCACAGCGATTAAAACAAAGTATGCTCTTACTGAAAAGCAGGAAGAAGCATTAGAAGGTCATGAATAAACAAGAGATAATCGATCGGCTAAGAGTTGATGAGGATTACTACGGTGATTTCGGCAACCAATACCTAAGCAATTCACATATAGGTAAGCTACTGAAAAACCCTATGGCGTTATTCGATAAAATGCCAGATAATCCAAACTTTAAAGTCGGTGGATATTTTCACACAGCTATATTAGAACCTGAAAAACTTAAATCATTTAAGATCATAGAAGCAACAACTCGCAACACTAAAAAGTATAAAGAAATATCTGGTGGAGAGGTTTGCTTATTACAACACGAAGTTGATATGATCGAGAAGATGGTAGACAAGATGATGGCTAACGATATATGCAGAGACCTTATCCAACCAGCTTTGGGTAATGTCCAATACGAAGAACCAGGTCTTGTCAGGTTATACGACAATATGTGGAAAGGTAAGGCTGACATAATTAATCACGATGAAAAACTCGTTATTGATTTAAAGACCACAAGCGATATAGATAAATTTCGCTGGTCTGCATCAAAGTTTAACTATGACAGCCAAGCCTATATTTACAGACACCTGTTTGGTTACGATATGCTATTTATAGCTATCGATAAAAACACCCATCAGATCGGTCTGTTTGACTGTTCACCTAACTTCTACAAGTCAGGTAAGGAAAAAGTACAGAAAGCTAGTGAGCTGTACGACTTATTCTACAAGGATGAGAATTTTGATCACAAGCAACATTTAACTACAACAACCCTATAAACCAAAAACCATGGGAAGAGTAACAAAAAAGACCTGTGATGTAACAGGCATTACAACAAGTTCTAGAAACTTTTATTCAAAGCAGTCTCACCTTAAGCCAGTCGATAACTTAAGGCGTAGCACCGGAGCTACTAAAGAGCAAATGAGACATATGTTTAATCAACTAAGTACAGTAAAATAATGGCTAGTATTATAAAAGCAAGTATCAACTTAAGCAACGTGCCTAAGGATAAAATCATAACTGGTAAAAAAGGTAAATACCTACCTATCACGATCACTGTAAACGATGATCTAGATCAGTTTGGTAACCAAGGTCCTATTTGCGTTGATCAAAGTAAAGAGGAACGAGACTCTAAGGAAGCTAAGACTTACTTAGGTAACGTCAAGGTTGTATGGACAAATGGTGAAAACGTGGATGCTGCTCCTCGAGACGCGGCTACGGCACCCCCTCCTCAAGCACAAGCTAAAACCGAAGAGGTAGACCTGCCATTCTAGATGAGTACGGAAGAGATCAATGGATTCTTGATTGATAAGTTCAATCAACATAGCCTAAAGGAAGGCGCTGCGCAGGGGATTTGTCCCCTGTGCTCGTCTTCTAGGCAACCTAAAAATCAAAAGGCGGGATGTGCGTCTTATGATTGGGAACGTGGTCTTGGTACCTGTCACAACTGTGACACCAGTTTTCAACTACACACTTACCAACGTAAAGGCGCTAGTGAAAAGGTTTATATAAGACCTTCATCAATTGCTGAACATGTTGTTAATACTAAAGTTGAGCAATGGTTTAAGTCACGAGGTATATCTAGTCAAACTCTACGAGACTTACAAGTTGGCGAGGGCTCTGAATGGATGCCCCAGACAGGGAAGAATGAAAATACAATTCAGTTCAACTACTATATGGGTGATCAGTTGATCAACGTTAAATATAGAGATGGTAGGAAGAACTTTAAGCTTTTTAAAGGAGCTGAAAAGATCTTTTATAATATAAACTCTGTAGTTGGTTATGATTCCTGTATTATAACTGAAGGAGAGATGGATGTGCTTGCACTACATGAAGCAGGTATTAAAAACGTTATCTCTGTACCTAACGGAGCTACGTTAAACTCAAACAACCTAGACTATCTAGACAACTGTATAGACTACCTAGAAGATAAGACTAAAATTATCTTAGCTGTAGATACAGACGAGGCTGGTCAAGCTCTTAAGCAGGAGTTTATCCGACGTCTTGGAGCTGAGAGTTGTTATTTAGTTGATTTTGATGACTGTAAAGACGCTAATGAATACCTAATAAAACACGGTAACGAAGCATTAAAAAATGCTATACACGCATCAAAGCAAGTACCACTAGAAGGAGTTTCAACATTATACGATATAGAAGATGAACTTAAAGATTTCGTACAAAACGGTTTTAAACCAGGGTTTCAAGTTGGTTTACCTAATTTTGATAAAATATTTAGTACATATACCGGTCAGTTTATTACTGTTACTGGTATTCCGTCTTCTGGAAAATCGGATTTTGTCGACCAGATGGTGGTTGGCTACAATAATAACTATGGATGGAAAACTGCATTCGCGTCTCCAGAGAACCACCCAACGTATCTCCACGCTCATAAGCTGATGCGTAAGACATGGCAAGATATGCCATTACCTAGCGATATCGGTGGTAACAAGTGGAACAGCGTAGCGGATCACGTTAATGATAATTATTTTTTCATAGATATGGATCGTTATACCCTTGAGTCCGTGTTGCGCAAGGGTGCTGAGCTTGTAAAACGTAAAGGTATTAAGTGCCTTGTAATCGATCCTTTTAACAAGGTTCGAGATGTTGACTGCAAGACAGAGGATGTTAACCGATACACGATGGAGTATTTAACAAAGATAGAAATCTTTGCTAAGAAGTATGATGTGTTAGTATTTATCGTAGCTCACCCTACTAAAATGTACAAAGGTCAAGACGGAAAGATTGAAGAACCTACAATGTACAACATTAAAGGTGGTGGCGAATGGTATGATGCTAGCTATCACGGTCTACTTGTACACCGCGACTACGAGGCTAAGACAGTTAAGTGCAAGGTTCTTAAAGTTAAGTTTCAGAACCTAGGTGAAAACGGTGCTGAGTCACATTTTAAATGGGAACCTCGATCAGGTAGTTTTATACCTGAGATAACTGAAGGAGTCGAAGATGAAGCTATGCCATGGGAAAGTTAAGTAAGTACACGCGACCCCACATACCTTACAAACCCAGTAAAGGCGGTAGAAGCTGTGGATATCTATCGCACACGCCAGAAGACATACAAAGAGTCGCTTGGTGCATGGATAACGGAATATCTATAGCTATAATGCCTAACTGGGATACAGGTAATAAATGGCTGGTGTCTATAACAACACGAGGTGTTACAAACACTGACCCTTTAAATTACTCTGATGAGAACGCTTTGAGAAAAATGTACGAATATTATAAATACTATTATGACAAATACAATGAAAACTAGATTTTACAATGCAGACTCAGCTTTTAGTTATTTTCTAAATGAAATCAGATGTAACGGCGTGGAGTTTGGTGATACTAAAGCTTTGTTTAACGTAGGTTTTACTATGGAACATCCTACTGATATGGTAATACTAAACGTAGAGCGCAACTGGAATAGAGAGTACGCTGATGCTGAATGGAAATGGTATTTATCAGGTGATCGCAACATAAGTAAACTAGGCGACCTCTATGGTAAAATACCTCCTATATGGAAACGTATGGCAGATAAAGACGGTAACGTTAATTCTAACTACGGTTGGCAATGGAAGAGAAACGAACAGCTAGACAATGTTATAGCTATGCTTGAATCAAACCCTGATACCCGACAAGCTGCCATTAGTATATACGATGCTAAAGAAATAAATGATGGGTATTATCAAAATGATACACCGTGTACTTACGCTGTGCAGTTCACAATACTTAACAACAAGCTTAACATGGCTGTAGTTATGAGGTCAAACGATTTATGGTTCGGCTTCTGTAACGATCAGTATTGTTTTGCTAGCCTACAAATGTTAGTTGCGTACGAACTCGGTATTCAATGCGGTGAGTATTACCATTACGCGCACAATTTACACTTATATAATAATAAACTATGATGTACTGCATATACCACATACCAGGTAGAAAAATTGGTGTGACAAACGACATACAAAATAGAGTCGTACAACAACAGGGTTACTCTGAAGACGAGTTTGAGATACTAGAAATGTCTGAAGACATTAGCTACATCTCTGACAGAGAGATTGAGCTACAAAAATTATTTGGCTACAGGGTAGACCAAAAACTGTATAAAGATTTAAAACCAAAAAATAAAGAATTAAACCATATGAAAATAAACATAACAGAACAAACAACAACTTTCCCTTGCCCGGTAAATAAACTTAAAGGCAGGTTAATGGATGAACTAGGGATGAGCTGGGATACAGAGCACGGTAGATGCTGCATTGACACTGATTCAATACGATGGATCATGAGCAATGTTAAACCATCTATGTACAACATTGAAAGGTGTTATGTATACAACAAGGCATTTGCTAGGTACTTTGACAACAATGGTTGCTGTAGAACAAACACAGGAGCGTTAAACATGAGTGGTCATAAAGGTTTAAATCTCAATGTTGGATCTTTGAACCGTTTTGATTTAATTAGAACGTGGGCAGATGAAAGAGGTTTATATGACAAAGGTTATACAAAAACTCAATACCTAAAGCTTATGGAAGAAGCTGGAGAGCTTGGTAGAGCAATACTTAAAGACGATCAACCCGAGGTTGTAGATGCTATAGGTGATATGGTTGTTGTGCTGACTAATTTATCTGAATTAGCGGGTTACAAGATTGAGCATTGTATTGATCAAGCTTATAACGTGATTAGCAAGCGCACAGGTAAGATGGTTAACGGAACATTTGTAAAAGATACACTATGAGCGATAGAGAAATAATGAATGCAAAGTCATCTGATAACACTAAGACTATACGCTTTCGCGATCCTGTTGTAGAGCGTGTAGTAGATAAGTTTGTAGAAAGATCTGATTTAGGTTTTAAAAAATACGGTAGAACTCTACACGGTGAAAGAACTGGAGGTCATAAAGACTTAGCTGGTTATCTTAACGATGTGCAAGAAGAGCTTATGGATGCAATATTGTATATCCAAGCTGCTAGAGAAGAGTTGTCTGATAATGATGACGATTACTGCGCACCAATTTAAAACTATGGGTAGAAAAACAACTCAGAAAACTAAGAGTAGAAAACGAGGTCCAGTAAGGTCTAAGAAGGTGGTGTATGACGGCATCACCTTCGCCTCTGGCCTTGAGCGATATATGTGGCAGGCTATGAAAAAGTCTAAGATCAAAGCCACATACGAAAGCGAAAGCTTTATACTACAAGAAGGTTTTATGTGTGACCTGTTGTGTTATGAAAGACAAGGCAACGGTAAAGGTGACATGGTAAACCGAGGACAAAAGAAAATACTACCTATAAAATACACTCCTGATTTTTTTGGTGATGGTTTTATAATAGAGACAAAAGGTCGAGCTAACGAGAGTTTTCCTATGAGATGGAAAATGTTTAAAAAACTCATTAACTCTGAGCGACCACATGTAACTTTATATAAACCTCAAAATCAAAAGGAATGTGACAAGGTAGTTGAATTAATATTAAATAAAAGAAAATGCAAAAATGGGAATTAAGCTTTGGGTTTTACCCGGGTATATTAATAGGTTTCAGAACCTATGAACAAGAGGATAGGAATAGCCATGTGTTTTACCTACCTTTTATGGATATGTGTTTAACAATTTTAAAAAATATAAATGAGTCAGATTGATAAGGATATACTCTCGGATATAACAGTGCATATGAAATATGCTAAGTATATACCAGAGCTAAATAGAAGAGAGACGTGGAAAGAATTAGTCACGCGAAACGAGGAGATGCACGTTAAAAAATATCCTCAGTTAAAAGACGAAATAAATAAAGCGTATGAACTCGTATACAATAAAAAAGTTTTACCGTCAATGCGATCTTTACAGTTCAGCGGTAAACCTATTGAAATATCTCCAAACCGGCTGTATAATTGTAGTTATCTACCCATTGATCATATTGACAGCTTTAGTGAGACTATGTTCTTACTGCTTTCAGGCTGCGGGGTGGGTTATTCTGTCCAACAACATCACGTTAGAAAACTACCTCACGTCACTAAACCCTTTGATAAAAGATACAGGAGGTTTGTAATAGGTGACTCTATAGAAGGTTGGGCTGATGCGGTTAAGGTTCTTATGGAGTCTTATCTTGGTGGTAGAAAGAAGTCAGCTGTAAAGTTTGATTACTCAGACATACGACCTAAGGGTGCTAGGCTTGTAACGTCAGGTGGTAAAGCACCTGGTCCTCAACCTCTTAAAGAATGTTTAATCAAAGTTCAAGGTATATTAGATGACAAGAATGACGGGGATAATCTTACGTCCCTTAACGTACACGATATCGTTTGCCACATTGCTGACGCTGTCCTTGCTGGGGGTATCCGGCGCGCTGCCCTTATATCATTATTTAGTGCATACGATGAGGAAATGATCTCGTGCAAGTCTGGGGACTGGTGGGAGTTAAACCCTCAGCGAGGTAGATCAAATAACTCGGCTGTTCTTATGAGACATAAGATAACTAAAAAGTTTTTTATGGACTTGTGGAAACGTGTTGAAGCCTCAGGTGCTGGTGAACCAGGTATATACTTTAACAACGATAAAGATTGGGGAACTAATCCATGTTGTGAGATAGCTCTCAGGCCATATCAGTTCTGCAACCTATGTGAGGTTAATGTATCAGATATAGAATCACAAAGTGATTACGAGGATAGAGTTAGAGTAGCATCTTTTATAGGTACGTTACAAGCTGGATATACTGACTTCCATTACTTAAGAGAGATATGGAAAGAAACAACAGAGCGAGATGCTTTGATAGGTGTATCTATGACAGGTATAGGTAGTGGAACTGTTTTGAATTATGATATGGCTGTTGGAGCTGAAATCGTTAAAAACGAAAACGCTAGAGTAGCTAAGATTATAGGTGTTAGAAAAGCTGCGCGTACAACATGCGTTAAACCTGCAGGGACGACATCTCTGGTACTAGGAACATCTTCAGGTATACACGCATGGCATCACAAACAATATATCCGTAGATTGCGTGTAGGGAAGAACGAGGCTATATATGAGTACTTAAAAGCTAACCATCCTGAGATCGTTGAAGACGATTACTTCAGAGCACACGACACAGCTGTAATAAGTATACCACAACAGGCTCCAAAAGGTTCTATTCTAAGAACTGAATCTCCTATGGATTTATTAGAAAGAGTTAAAAAGGTTGCTACAGAATGGGTTAGCAACGGGCACAGGAAAGGTTCTAACTCTCATAATGTTTCGGCTACAATATCTATCAAAGATGATATGTGGGATGAAGTTGGAGAGTGGATGTGGAAAAACAAAGATCACTATAACGGTCTATCTGTTTTGCCTCATAATGGAGGTACATATAAACAAGCTCCGTTTGAGGATATAACAAAGGCTAATTATGATGAGTTGTTGAAATCTCTAAACGAGATAGATCTAACTAAAGTTATAGAGCTAGATGATAACACGGATCTTTCTGGTGAGTTAGCTTGCTCAGGTGGATCATGTGAGGTTACGTAATCGTAACCACTTAAAACAAAGAAGGGGATAGCCGTCGCGGTTATCCCCTTTTTTTTTATATTACTTTGTATTTAGTTTTACCTTTATCTTTGTAGGCTTTTAAACACCTGTGTCGGTTTTCATCTTCATTCACGTAGCTTATATGAACCCAAGCTGGATTATCATCATCTCCAAACTCCCATATTATCTGATCGTAATCAAGGTGATACCTTATGTACTTAAACATTTCAGCGTTTAGATTTGTGAACTTACCACCGTAGGTATCATCTATATCTATAGCAAATCCTTCGCAGTGTTGAGATTTTTTACTGCCTCCAATAGCCACGTTAAGCTCGGGTGATCTGTAAAAACTGTTTATCTTGATTGGACCTCCAACCCACTTTCTCAGTGGTTCAAAAACCTTTTTAGCTAAAACCTTCATATTCTCTAGTTGATCTACGTCAGGTATGTTTTCTATGCCTCGTCTAAGAGCTGTATTGCTTCGTGTAGCCTCTCTGTAGCTTATGTGTTTACTTATATTATCCATTATTTTATGATTATTGAAAGTGGTGTGCTATCACTTAAACTACCGCCATTAGTGGTTACTATTTTTAACCCTAAAACAGAGTTGTCAAAACTAATACCTTCATTCAGCAAAAGTGTAGTTTTGCTAGGTATATTCGTGACTGCTATGTAAGCGGTATCATTAATTGAGTTAGGTCTTTCCTCATAAAGGTGTAAGTTTACATCTACACCTGCTGCGCTAGAATTTGTCAACCTTATGGAAGCTATAGATCCGTTTGATCCACCAACCGGTATCAACGTAGTTGACTTTTCTGACCCTATATTATATAATCTTCTTTGCATTTTAATCTACTGTAATTATTTTACCTATATTTGCTGTTGCTACGGTGTTTACTTTACCTATGCTTGCTGCTACCACTGTGTTTACATCATGCCCATATCCAGCTAATCTAATCGATAAGTAGGGGTCTTTTGATGTACCAGTGTTGTCCGTGTAGAAACCACCACAGTTAAACGTGCCGTTTGAGGTAGGAGCAAGATTTCGAGCATCGTAAAGATAGTCTGTCATAACTATAGTTATAGTGTTCTCGCTTTCTATATCATCTCTGAGATCACTGGTACCAGTTAACGAATTGTACCCGCTAATACTCCAATTACCGCCACCGGTATTTATCTCCGTATACTGTGTAACGTTACCAAACATTTGGTTACCCGCTGAGTAACCTACAATACCATCAAAACTCCCTACCGCTAAGCTACCTATAAAGTTGAGTCCTTTTACACCCCAAATACTACCATCATTACCACCGTCGCCATGTATCTTCAGCTCGACATCCGCTACTGTACCAGTAATACTAGATACATCGAAGACAAGGAAGGTTCGTTGTACTTTATACGTATTAGAACCGCCTCTAGCACCAAAACGAGATACAGATACAAAATCATCAGATGAGGACTCATTAGTAACAACGGAGGTTCCAGAGGTTGCGTCTCTAGAGTCCGCCCAAGTCGCACCGCTGTTTGCTACGTGACTAGCTATTCTACCATCACCAGTACTAGAATATATATCAGGCATTAAACTTCATTTTAGGTAAGTGGTATATATTGTTAGTGAAATATATATTATCTATAGGTTCAACATCTAAAGCTTGATATGTGGTTCCTTCCATATAAAAGATGTCATCTGTATCCGTAGAGTTATTCCACCAAGTAACCCTTGCTCCCGGTTTAGCTAAACTAGGCAGTATGTCAGTAAATGCATCTACATTATCATCCGCCCATGTGTCATAGAATATTCCATCATAAGTGGATAGTGAATCTTTTACATCATACCAATCTCCTTCTACTATAGTTACGTTAGGTTTATCCGCAGCCCAAGCTTTAGCTTTCTTTATAACTTGAGGATGATTTTCTACTATCGTATGAGAGGTTATAGAATTCGCTTGTATGTACCCAGCGGATATCCCCATACCAAAACCTATCTCTAATATATCCCCACCTCCTTCGCACACGTAGTCCGCTGAGGCTTTCATTATGGAATCCTCCCAAGTCATCATAACTTGAAACTCAGTGTCTTGCTCTACATAATAAACCTTATCAGATTCAAATGTCAGTGTTTGATCTATATATTTCATTACGCCGTTATTTCTACGAATGTGCTATCCGGATTGAAGAATATTCTTTGGCCGTTATCCTGGCAATAACCTATAACCCGGGCTATATGAGTATTACCTGTAGGGGCGATATTATCAGCATCCCCATCCGCTGTTTTTAACCATAAAACATCACCATCAGCCCCAGTTGTATCCACAGCCAGAGTGACCATACCCCTTATACACATACCTGCAGCTGCAGCTGAAGCGTTAGTACTTCGCGCTACCCCCAGTAATTTACTTGAAGAGCTTTCCGCAGTGGCATTAGCTAGAGTCCAAGCACCACCGCTATATTGGTATATTTTTCCAGCTACAACAGACCCGGTTCCAAACTGAATAATCTCAGCTCCAGCCCCTGTATGCCCCGCGGTAGTTCCAACTGTTCTAACATGTGCATAATAATTTATACCATAGCAGTTTGCAAGATTTCCACTTGCTGGGGTTCCTAGGACCGGTGCTGTCAGCACAGCGTTAGAAGCAAAAACCGCTGATCCAGTTCCAGTTTCGTCGGTTAACGCCCCAAGAAGGTCAGCTGATGAAAACGCTCCTAATACTGTAGCGTTACCAGTTGATGTTATATGCCCCGTTAAGTTAGCGTTTGTAGCCACCGTGGCTGCTTCACCATTGAAAATAGCTGCGGTGACAGTTCCAGTAGAAGGATTGTAATGAAAATCACCATCAGATTCTAAGCCTCTTTGCCCAGAGCCAGTAGCGTTTTCAATAAACGTAATTTGATTGTTTTCATTTGTACTCTCATTATCTGTAATAACCACGTGCGTAGCGAGGTCAGCGGTCAATGCAACATCAGCGGTACCTGTTAAATCACCTGTCACGTCACCTGTAACATCACCTGTCACGTCACCCGTAACATCACCTGTAAAACCCGAAGCTGTTAAAACTCCAGAGCTAGAATTAAAAGTCAAGTTAGTACCTGACTTAGCTCCTAAGTTACCCGTAGCAGCGGTCGCAAATAAAGGGAAGCATGTTGTGTCAGTGGACTCGTCCGCCACGGTGATAGCCGTTGCGATATCCGCGGTACCTGTTAAATCACCTTCAACATTACCCGTAACATCACCTGTAAGATCACCTGTGAACCCCGCTGCGTTCACACTTGTTGATGTTAAAAGCCCAGTGTTAGGGTTATAATGAAGATTGCCGTCCATTTCAAGACCGTGAGCTCCGGTTGAACTCCCTTCGTCCGCTACAAAAGTTATTAAATTATTTTCAGCTGTACTTTCGTTGTCTGTAACCGTAACTGTAGTAGCAATAGCAGCAGTACCTGTACATGAACCGGAGCTACCTGATACCGTAGTTTGAACTACATTTTCAATATAATTATCTGTGTGTATCTCCCCAGCGCCTGATTGAGTCCAATCAATAATTTGATTACCACTCGGGATAGTTGGTTTGTTCTGTATGAAGGCATCTCCACTTCCAGCGTCCCAATCAGACTGTACGTTTTGTTCTGCGTTAGACGGTGCGTGTGTTGCTTGTGAGTGGGTGTAAGCTGTATCCCAGTTACCAGAGTTGTTGGTGAATATACCACTGTCATATACCAGGTGCCACGCTTGCCAAGACCCATTGTAGTACTTTCTTTCGTAAGTGCCATTAGATGCATAGCCTTGATAGGTCTGATAAATCATCAACCCATCCGCGGTTACCGTTAACATGCCCGCTTGACTAATAGGATAATTAGAGCCCGCCGCGGCTTGGGCGTTACTATTCTGGTTATAGATACCCATTGTCGTATAGGTATCAAGGTCTACACTATTCCCTATATCGGCTCTGTACCTTTGGTAAAGTGCGCTATCCACGCCATCGAATAGTTCCGAGTCCGCCGCTGTACCGGAAGCGGATAAATAGTTACCAGCTAAGCCATCTACATAAGCTTTTACAGACTGCTGAGATGGCGCTTGAGTAGCGCTGTTACTAGCCATGTTATCCTCGTCTATAAGGGTAGGCTTAAGCGTGTTTGCTGCTACGTCAACCCCTATATTAATACCATCAACTGTACCGTCAACAGTTATATTACCCGGCACGTCTAAGTTACCAAAAAGATTTAATTTACCATTCTGATCATAAGAGTGTACTGTTCTTTTGTGAGTCCCTGGGTATCCACCCCAAATCTGCATACCATAAAGGAGTATATCTCGTGCCGAATAATTTGTACCACTTCCACTATAAGCAACCCAAGTAGGTGTAAACTCTATTCTTATTTTCTCATAATGAGTGGTAGACGTTGTCTCTGTTTCATGCCAAGGTATTTGGCTAAACGGAAGGTAAAGGTGACCAGGCCATGAGCTTACCGTGGTTGTTGAGCTAGTGTGTTGAACCCATGCGCTATTTGCAACGTTATACTTATATACCTGTACCTGAGTGTTGTGGCTCTGCGACGACCAGTAAGCATACATAGCGTTAGCGTACGTATAACCACGAGCAACAAACTCAACTCTAAAAGAGTTGTGCGTGTTATCTATTATAACGGAAGAATTGTTTGTTCTTAAGAACTTACGTTTTTCATCGTCACTATATGTTGTTACTTCCGCATAATCATTCTCATTTGATCCAGTTGCTCTAGTAAAAAACTTAAGATCAGCTAGATCGTCATAACCGTTAGCAAGCGTTGTCTTTGGGGTAAACTGACTGTCGAACAAACCCATTTCGGTAACGGTTGGTGAGCCTAGGTTGCTTCTAGGTTCACCAGTTGCTCTTTGTTTAAATTCGTAAGCATTTATCTCGTTAACGTTGTTTATGTCACCTTCGCTTAAATCTATAGCATCTTCATAATCAGTACCACTCCAAGTAAGTAGTCCAGATATATTAGCACTACCGTTTATGTCTAGGGATGTCCCCTCTAACTCTGTACCAGTAATTTGACCTGTTGATGTTATAGGACCTGAAAATATAGCTTTATTACTATCGCTAGCATCTATTTGTAAAGCTGTACCAGTGCTTGTAATAAGTTTTAAATCATAACTATTACTACCGCCTAAACCTGATACTAAGTCTAAAGAGTATTGAGCTGCAACTCTACCTTCACCTGAACCAGCACCACCTCTTAAATACAAGGCTTGATCCGTATTAGATGCTCTTCTTATAGTTAACGCACCATTATCATCATCTGAAATTATAACTTTACCATCAATAGCGCCATCGCCGTTTATGTCTAGGCTAGTTCCTTCTAGTTCTGTACCTGTAATTTTACCAGTAGATGTTATAGCACCAGAACCTATTGTTCCTACAAAAGTTGCGTTACCACTTGTATCTAAAGTTAATTGAGCAGTACCACCTTTTTGTATTATAAAGTTGTTGGCGCCTGATCCTTCAAACGTTCTGTCTAAAATAAAGTTATGCGCTCCATTGGTATCAGAGTCTTGCACCCCTGTTATCTTTGTACTATTGTCGTCAACATAGATGAGAATGTTTTGGGCTGCATCTCTACCAACGGTAAGAGAACCTGATGAATCTCCAGTAAGAATAGTAGCATTACCATTTACGTCTAGTGTGCCGTCAACCACCAGTGTATCATCACTCTGATCCCAAAGCATTTTTTTACCAGATGTAGCTCCGTAAAATGTTACATCATAACCCGTGTTGTTTACACCTACATTCAGCGCACTTAAAATAGAAGATCCAAGAGCTAAAGTTGTGTCACTAGAACCTAGTGTCAACGTAACATTACTAGAACCATCTTCAGCTTTTATACTACCTGATTGTTCAAATAAAATATCTACACTATTTGTACCGTCCCCAATATAAACATCAGCATTTCCATCGCCTATTAATACATCTCCAACAGCGTTGCTTAGAACTAAGTCGTTACCGTCTTGTTCTATTTTACCAGCAGCAGCTCCGGCAGTGGTTTTAAACTGCACGTCATTTGCTGCTTCTAAATTTATATTACTTAAAAATTTTGGCATGTTATATTCTTCCGCTAATTCGTTTTTTTCTTGTACCAAAAGTACCTGCGCTACTATCGTAAACGTTGACCACCACTTTAGATATTGAGTCTGCCGAGGTTTTATTTGTTGTAAAACCGTGCGCTTTACTTACTGAAACTCTTATTGGTTTCATAAAGGAATCTTCACTGGCTAAATCATTATCTCTAAGTATCAAACCATAGGTTAAAAAGTAATCTCTAGGTTGCGCTGGTATTGTTAGTGACTTGGTTTGATAAGCCCCAATACATCCAGAGTCAAATTGTACTTGAGCGACCCAACCGTTAGTACCAGTATCAGAAGAAGGATCCGTAACCACAGTACTACTAGTATCAGCTTTGTACCTACCTTGTTGACCGTATGGCCCAAATTGCGCTTCTAATCTAGGGTAGTCTCCTGTGCCAATACTCGCCGCCGTGCCATCATACTCTGTTGTTACTTTAAAAGAGGCATCAAGCTTCACTACCGTTCCAGCGTGTATAAATAAAGTATCCGTAACACCTGACCCATAGGTCTCATCGTCTTGCGTCCAAAATAATCTCCACTCATTTGATTTTTCTTTGAAAACCGCCGTCTCTCCTTGCACTATTATAGGGAACGCGTCTATACCAAATCTGTTGTTTATAATCCTAACCGTAGAACTGTTGTTACTTTTAGTAGATTCAAACGTGTTGAAACTTGATCCATACTTTCTAAAAGCGTTGTTAGTATAATTTATACCATTTTGACCATCTCCGTAAATTTTTCTAGTTTGATCCCATAGGTTAGGTGTTAATCGACTATCCATTACAGTTATTAAACCAAGATCCGAGTCAAAGTAGAATATTTGTCTATACTTGTCCGCGAAAAGCCTTTTAAGAAAAGGGTTCCTAGTGGTACCCCCAAATCTGTAAGCATAGTTTTGAACTTGAGAATCCATATAGCCTACTCCAAAATCACATTGCGTATCATTTTGCCTAAGAGTATTACCAACCTTTATACCATAATCTTCACTCATTCTAGCCGTGTAATACGCTATGAAGTTATTAAAAGCATACGTAGCTTCATTGCTAATGTTATGTGAGTTAGCAACCATTGAGATATGTCCAGAGCTTTTTACGGAATAGCCTGAGCTCCACCTATAATAACCTTGCCCAGTTCCAACTATTACGCAGTTTCTATCAACATGCCCATATGGGTGTCTAATGCATAGGCTAGGGTAACTATCTCCATCTCTCGTAGAATTCGAGCATAAAGAATAAGCTGTTACAGTGCATCCGTCAACATAGTTTTCCCCAGTCTGGCTTATGCCATAACTCGTGTGAACCGTTGCGTTTGTGTGGCTAGACCCAGTGATGGTTTCCGAGTATCTACCATTATAACCAGCTATATTAACACCAGTTCTAAAATTTGTACTGTCGCCTGTGTTGTAACCTAGGTTTTTAAACCTAACATACTTAATTTTTACCCTCCTTGTGGGTGCGTTGCTAGAGGTGGGGCTAGTCCAATACTTAACATTAAAAAACACTCTAGCTGTGTCTTGATCTCCATCAGCTACTTCATCCCCATTTGCAGCGCAAGCCTTTATAACGATATCTCTAGTTATCCTTATAACATAGCAGCCTACCACCGAATCATAAACAATATCTCTATTTACGGTTATATCAGTACCATTAATAGCACTTATGGTATACAAAAGATTATGCCTCCAATGGTTGGTTTCACTACCACTTGTGTAATTAACAACCGTGTCAGATCTAGATTCTAAAGCTATTTCGTCACCTACGCTGAAGTCAGACGCGCTAGCCACACTTATAACTCTTTGTGCTTCCGATCCTGTTATAGCCGTAGTAGTTGTTGTAGCAGTTCTTCTAACATATGCATCAACATTGTGATACACATCTAGTCCAGTATCGTACACGGTAACCCCATCAACCGATCCAGTAACATTACTAGCTAAAGTTATAGTTCCACCAGATATACCAGTAACTGCAAGAGCGTTTCTATTATTACCAGTACCAAAAACCAATTTATATCCAACTCTAAATTGTTTTGCCTCATTGATGTCAACCAGTATGGTTGCTCCACTGCTGCTAATTACGGTTGCTGTTGGGCCTGTAAACTTTCTTACGTATATTCTTTTATTGTCACTGTCTATGTCATGTACTCTAAAGCACTCGTCTGCGTTTCTAGTGTAATGTATCTCTCTCTCGTAAACAGAAATTAAATCCCCAGCTGCAAAATTTGTAATACTGTCAACAGTAAGATAAACATCCTCGTAATCGCCAGCCGCGCTTAGCTGTGTGACCAACGTAGGTTCGCCCCCTTGTATGTCGACTCCACACCACTTCCTTGCGTCAACCTGTATCCCATGCTGAGCGTTGTTGTTTCCAGATATTTTAATTTCAGTACCTCCAACCATACTCAGTAAAGAACCTGAAGCCGCTGTTCCTTCCACAAACTCACCTGTAGCTGTAGCGTTATGACTAGTGTTTTTAACAGTCATCCTACCATTCAAGTGCATCTTACCACCATCAGCGAAGTGTAAGTTACCATCAATAGTTACATTGTCTGTTATAGCAGCTTGAATATCTGTACTTAGCGTAACCTTATGTCCGTGCGCAATTACAACAAGATCGTTGTTAGCTGGAACTGCTCCACCAACCCATGTACCTGTAGCGTGCCAATCACCTGTCTGTGTGCTAGTTATCGTTGCCATCAAATTCTATTTCTTCAAATTGAGTCTGGTAAGCTGATACGTTTAAAGGTATTTCAAACTGAAGCTGATCATCAGTATCTACTAATTGAGCGATAGTCGCCTCCATAGTCGACTCATCGTCAGTTATAACCAACTGTCTAGTAGATTTATCGTAGTTAATTTTTATTATCATTATATTAAATTAAATTGCTATTAAGTGTATGCTACTGTTGGAGCTACTGTTGCACCTTTAACGCTTGTTATTAAGCAGTTTATATCATTAGGAGGAGCGGTGGCCCCAAATTGTATACTTATAACGGACGTGCTCGCTGTCGATAGGTTATCCGTGGTTCTATATACGTCGGCATAAACCGTTCGCTCAGTAACGATGTCATACATTTCAACTATCACATCAGCTGTATCTAGGTTGTGGGTAATAGTAACGATGTGATCATCTGTCAAAGACGAAACATCTATAACACCTATAACTGATTTAGCGGCTAAGGTGTCAGGTGTGACAACCTTGGCGGTTTCTTCACCAGTCTGAATGTCACCAGCAGAAGCGTAAGCAACTCCAAGAGCTGTTCTTGCGTCAGAAGCACTAGAAGATCCAGTACCACCGTTTGCTACAGATAAATCTGCGCCATCCCAATGGGCGTTGTTCACCTTAACGTCTGTAGGTAGAGTACCTCCAGCTATTTTTCCTACGGCAATAGCACCATCAGGTATTGTAAGCGAAGCAGCTTCTAATCCATCAACTTTTAAGTCTTCGTAGTTAGAACCAAGTTTCATCTCAAACTTAGGTCCAGTTGTGCTATAAGTAAAAGTCGCATCACTACCGTTACCACCTTCTAAAGTAATACCAGCGCCATTTATAACAGCATTAGTAGAATTCCCACTTGAAAGTATTATGTTGTTGTCTTCAACCGTAAGATCAGCTGTGTTTAAAGTTGTTGTTGTGCCTGACACAATTAAGTCACCAGTTACAGTTAAATCGTTACCTATAGTAACAACATCATCTGCATCACCAATTGTAACAGCGTTAGAACCAAAACCACCAGCTAAAGCTGTTTTTAAGTTTGCTACAGATACGTCATCATTTACATTTGTAATAGCACCTGTTGCCGCTCCTAAATACCCCCATTGTGTTGCGGATATTGTAGTTGATCCAATGTTCTCTAGTTGAGCGCCTTCAACAGCTGTTAAGTTGGATATTTCAGTAACTTGAGATGCGGCTATTGTTTTATTTGTTAATGTTTGTGAACCAGATAATGTAGCAACTGTAGCGTCAATTGCTATATCATTAGCGTTAGCCGTTATACCAGTACCACCAACAACGTTTAGGGTTAAAGCGCCTGATGTTCCACCACCAGTCATACCATCACCGGCTGTTACCGCTGTTATATCACCCGCACCAGTATTTATAGCTACCCACTCGTTACTATTCTTAAGATATACCAGCTCATCCGTAGAGTTATAGTATATCTGGCCTTCAACACCAGTGGGCTCATTTGCTAGTTTGTGTACAACTACGTTTTGTAATTGATTTGTTGATAAATCAATATTGCTTAAAAATTTAGCCATTGTGTTTTAGTTTAAATATGCTTTCCCATCTACCGCTATAGCGCTGCTGTTTGAGAAAAAAGTTATTGTTAGTTGGTTTATTGAGTTATACACCACCTCCCCTCTTACTACAGACCCTCCAGTATCTACAACGGTGACAGAAGGGTATGAGTTTAAACTGTGAGTTATAACCCACGTGTCGGCGGCATTAGCCTTAGTGTATGTAAAAGTACGGTTAGTCCATGTAACCACGCTTCCAGTTGTAGTAAGCACTTGGCCCACAGTCCCAGCCGCCCCAGTAGAGTCAATGATCTTTTTATCGACAGAGACATCCTCTCTTAAAAGAGTTTTTACGTCATGCACATGAGCTCCAACCCACTTCATTATTTAATGATCTTTTTAGTGATTACGCGGTTGTTGTACATTATACGTATTGTATATATCCCTGAGGTCCATAGGGACGCGTTTAAGACATTTGTATTTATTTCTGATATGATAAGACGTCCTGTAGAATCGAACACGTCTAGATCAACGTTTTTGTTTATATTTAACACGTCTCCAACTGGATTAGGATAGACTACTAAATCATCTCCAGATAGTATAGCTTCAATACCTGTAGCAGAGCAGTAGTCAAAAGTCTCTTGACATGTATTATCCCACTCCTCTTCACAGCAATATGGATCAGCTTGAATAACCCAAGCAAAACACATATCGTTGAGCCAATAACCATCGCCATATGGCTCACCTAAACCAGTGACACATCCTACCGCCTCATACAGACAGACTTCCGGATCAGGCATATTAACCGCCGTATCATAGTTGTAAGCTTCGGGGTCCGCGCATCCTTCCAAGACTTCAATACAAGAACCGTTGTCAGAGTTAGCCAACGGATCGTAATTAAAGGCATTACTATCAGTACAACCATAAGCGTAAGGAATACAACCACCGTTTTCTGTGTTAGCTTCTGAATCATAGTTATATTGTGTTGGGTCCATACAGCCAAATATAAACGGTTCGCAATCACCTACATCAGTTGCTAGAACATTATAATTAAATGCTGTTGGATCCACGCATCCAACTACTTCGAGTTCGTCACAAACACCATCATTGTCTATATCATTATTACAAGCATTATCACAATCATAATACTGCACGGAGAAAAAACAACCTTCGTCTACATTAGCTTCATTATTGTAATTACAAGCTAAATTATCCGTACAACCTACAACGGGTAATACGCAGTAGTCAGAACAAACAGGTGTACCATTATATATGTAAGGAAACTTTTTCAACGGATCAGTCCAAGGATTAGTACCGCTTTCTAACACTACTCCATTAGGACCTTCAACTCTAAACCCACACTGAGCCGCTGTTGTTTCAGCGTTGCCACCCGTAAAAAAGTAAACACTTATGTCTTCATTAGAGTTTAAGGTTAAGTTAAACTCCTCTTCATATCCATCATTAGGACCCATTTGATACGGGCCGTATAGATTGCTACCTTGTTTTAAACCTAACCAACTTCCAAACCAACCGTCTGCTCCTCCGTCTGTGATCACAAGTGAGTAATCACACGATGCTTCAGTTTCTATAGTATTAGCAGTGGGGTTGTAGTTCAATGCTTCTTCTTGTGTACACCCTAAAACAACCTCAGTTAAGCAACTATTGTCATCTATTAAAGCTTCTGGATTATACTCTATGTAATTTGAATCTGTACAGCCTTGAGGTATTATAGGTATGCAAGGTGGGACTATATATGGTCCTGAAGATGCTGTGTCAAATAGCTCAACGCCACCTATAAAAAGTATGTCTTCACCGCACAAAGTTCTAACATCGAAGTAACCATCTACCCCTCCCCAACAAGTACCGCATAATCCGTCCCCGTAAGAGTCGTATACGCTAGCCACTAAAGTATCACCTACTCCAACGCATACGTATGTTGGTGAAGTAACCCCTGTCGTAGTGTAACCCTCACCCGAAGCCACAACTTCTCCATTAGCTGTTATATCCCAGCTTGTTTCAGACGGGTAGCTATCAGGTGTAATTAAAGCTATAATATTTGTTTGGCCAGGTCCGCAAGGCATAGGCGGAAACACACACGGTGCTTGATCATTAGCCCATGGATTGAAGTTTAAAGCACCTACGTCCATACACCCAGTTATAGGTGGCTCGCAATACGGAACTTCAAAAAATGTTGTGGTTGAAGGACCTGCAAACTCATAATCGTATATTTCTAACCCACAAGAGTTAGTTAAAGAATACCAGCCGTTTCCAAAATCACAACATATACCATCTCCAAAAGAGTCGTATATAACAAAGTTATAATCTCCTGAGTCAAGAGGTACTACAACTTCTTGTAAAGAGTTACTAACGTACGGAGGGCTAACCGCTACAATTTCCGCGTCTTCGTATATCTCCCAAGAAGTCTCTCCTCCGTAGTCATCTGTCTGTACAGACACTTTCACCCAACTATCTTGGCTAAAAATTGTTAACGGTAATAAGAATAATGCTAGTAAAAAACTTCTCATGTTAAAAATCGCTATAAATTACTTCATCAATAACTGATTGAACTTGCTTTCTAGTGGCTTCCAGCTGCATCATAATGTTAGCTTGAAACCTCTCTACTTCTTTCCCGTTGAAAACTATAATAGTAGGTACAACTACTATACCGTAATCAGATTGATAAGTACCTTCATCTATGCTAACGTTCATTACATCGCAGTCTGTTAACTCTTCAAGGTAATCTACATTATTGCTCGTGTTCCAACTAGCATTAAACTGTACAACGCAAATATCACTACCGCATAGGTTTTGTCCAAAAGCACTGCCGCTTAACAATGCCCCTAGCATAATTAAAGCATACACCACTACTGTTCTAAAATTCATTGAATTCTCCATTATATTTTACTTTAATTCATCAATCTTTCTCTCTATATTATCTAGATCCTTTTTTATTTCCTTAACATCCTCTTGAGTACTCATGATAGTCTGACGCACTAACTTGTCTTTCATATCAAACTCCATGCGCGATATCTCTGGTGGCTGAGGCTCAGGTAGTTCCTTAGCTAAAGCTATGTCAGCTTGTAACGTAAAATACATACCTATTAAAGCAGCTAAACCTGCACCCGCTATTCCGATTGTTTTGAGGTCTAGTGTTACTTTAGTATCCTCACCTATTTGTTTTGCCATTTTATTTTAACTTACATTTTTACACAGTTGTCCACTGTCTTACCACCTTTCTTTTTTGTTCCTTGTAACTTGTAACCTTCCCAGCAAGCTTTACCATCTAGTCCTTTTTTCTTTTTCATAGGGCTATCTTCCATCTCATCGATGTGCTTGTTTATTGTTTTAGCTTGTTTACCGTGAGCAACAACCGCTGAGTTAAGTTGTTTCACAACCTCTTTGAGGTTTTTGTATTTCATTTTAAATGCCATGGCTATTTATTTAACAGTTCCACCTACGTCTAGCGGCTAAACCTCTTTTACCTTTCCAACCTTTTGATCTTGCGCAAAATGATTTTCTACGTTTTGCTTTCTTGCTATTAGGATCTAATTTTGAAGGCGCGGTAGTTACAGCTGTTTGTAACTCACTACCTGGATTATTTCTTTTGTATTCATCAACACCTTTCTGAGTCATACCACCACCAGCTGCACCACCTGTTCCAGTTGGGTTAGCTTTGTTAAAATTTTTACCCGGACCTATAGTTCTGCGTGGGTCAGCTTTTTTCAGCGGCGAATTAAATCCCTTGCCTATGCCTTCAGCTCTACGTCTACCACATGATGTTACTGGAAAAGGGTTATTTTTTTGAGTATAAGCCATATCTTAAAAGATTACATAGTTTACTCCACACTTAAAGTTGTACCACTCTCTATTCCAGTACTTGTTATACTTACCTTCTAAGAATAATCCTAAGTGTTTATTTAATCTATATCCAAATATCATACCACCCGAGTAATCAAGCCATTGACCTCCTACAGAGTTGTGATACATAAACTCGTTACCACTATCCACGTGGTATGGCATAACGTTTCCCCAAGCGTGTAGCCAGAAGTCATCTGTGTAGTGGTAGAAATCAAACCCAGCAACAACAGAGTGTTGTATTAATTTATTTAACTCACCGCGTTTTCTTTCAGCGTAGTCTGATATAACTTCAGGTATAACAACCGCTTCCCATACTTCGGTACTTGTAGCAACAAGCTCTCCTTCTGGTGAGAAGTACTCCGCGTTAGGTACGTCTACCGTGTATCCCTCTTGTAAAGCTAAGTACGTGTAGTGTATATCGTTGTTATCAAGTAACCATTCATCTAAAGGATTATAGCCATACGGCTCAGAAGCTCGCTGCGCTAAACCTAGGTTAAACGAAAACTTTTTTCCTAGTTTCAATCTATATCTTTGTGACGCCTCAAAGTAAGATATGTCTGCAAAGCCGTCTTGTAAGTACTCTCCTTTAACAATATAATTATCTCCTACATATCTTAAGAAATGGTTTTGATCAAGAAACTCTTGACCCATTTGTCTTTTGTATTTAACCTCAGCTAGAAACTCTAAGCCGTTACGCTTACCTATATTAGCTCCGTCTGACCAAGACTCTTCAGTTCCGTCATAAAAAACATTAGCTCTATTTTCATAACCAAATCTAGCTATCTTGCGAATACCCATTGTTAGACTGTAGTCATAAGGAGTCTCTATGTCAGTAGAGTTTAATCCATCACCTACAGACCATACTGTTTGATCAGCAATAGAGTTACCTCCGTTTACAGCCGAATAAAAAGTAGCGAACTTAAAAGCTTTTTTAAACCCTTGAGCGTGAACACAGCTATATGATAACAGCAGGGTAATTAATAAAGTTAGTCGTGATAGTAACATTTTCCAGATTTATTTGTTGTTTGCATTTTACACCTGTCTCCGTTAGATTTAACGTGAGAACACTGTTTCTTTTCTCCATCAGCTCTCTGCGGTGCGCCTTCGTGTATCGTACAGAAGTTACCTCCACCTTTAACTTTGTTACCACACCTACTTCCTGATCTACTTACAGCAGCACATTTTATGTCTTCTTTACCATCTGCTCTTTCTTCATCCTGCTCTAACAAGTTGCTTTCTATAACCGCCTCTTCTTCAGCTTGTCTTTCAGCGTCTTTAGCTCTCTTCTTCATCTCCTTTCTTTCCTCTGCTTCAGTTGCTTTAATCTCTTTTACCTCGCCTTTAGCTGCTACCACGTCTTGGTTTTTGATCCCAAAGTTCCATTTGCTCCAACCTAGGAACATAGCTATTCTTTGCCACATTTCATTATCTGCGTTTAATGATTCTGATATATTTTGATATTTATTGTACAACCTGCTAAGCGGTAAATTCGTAACAGCTTCTGTTGCACTAAATGCAGCGTCGTAAACTGGGTTGTCAATATCTGTTTTTGACATGTGAGCTATAACATCTCTATTAAAATCCCATGTCTGCGAAGCACTGTAAAGCTTTCTAGCTTTAATACCTATCGGTGGAGATATATTAAGAGCCTCAATCAGAGTGTTAGCGTGGTTAGCTTGAGACAACCAATTATCATCTTGCTCTTTCTCTTCCTCCTTCATGAACTTAAGTATAACGTTCTTTACTGTAGCGACTATAGCACCACCCATACCTGAACCGCGTAGCAAGGTGTCTACCATACCGTTCGCAACCCTTTCTTTTTTCTTATCCGTTAGTTGATCTTCTTCATCATCGCTAAATAGAGCTGCAAATAAAGCTGACTGTAACCCGTAGAATATTAAGTTCTGAATACCACCGTAGTATACAATCCTAGATATATTAGCTTTAGCATCTCCTCTCCCGTTAACTAAATCTTGCGCAGCTTTTTTAATCAACCTGTTATACTGCATAGGTGTATTTTGGAAAGCTAGTATAAACTTACCGAGTGGTGAAGCTTGTTGTTGAGAGATTTTATCTTCTCTTGTAGACTGCTGAGTTTCCTCCGCTATCTCCATCATATCTTCAAATGCTTTAGTCTCCGCGTCAGCCTGAGTCATACCGTCTTTCAAGTACGTCTTGATTCTATTTCTATAGAACGTAGCACCACCTGTTGCAATAGCAAAACTATCCGCGATCTGCGTAGGTGTAAAACCAAGTTGCAACAAATAAGCTGTTGCTGCTTTGGCTTTATTCTTTGAGTCTTTTATTTGAGCTAGTAACTCAGCTGCGTTAACGTCTGTCTGAATACCAGATCTCCTTTGCTTTAAAAACGGAGAGTTAAATATCATAGATACATCACCCCAGTATTGCTTCTGGTTAGCGAACGCGCTCGCTGCTGCAACCATGTTGTTATCACTCCAGTTAACAAAGTTAACATTAGAGATCATCTGTAGCATAGCTGATCTAGCATTTAAGAACATAGTGGTACCTATAGAACCATGTATCCAATTTGTAAAGTTATTAAGCAGTCTTCCCGATCCACGAGATTTATTACCACCAAACTCCATGCGGTATAGGCTATCCTCTAAGGCTTCTCTAAAGTTAGAACCATATACGGCCTCTATTTTGTTTAGATTAGCTTCGGTAAACAGTATATCCTTATTCTCTTTCCACTGCTGTAGGTATGTGCCTCTAGCCACGTCTAAAGCTTCTTTCAAATCTAAAGCTATATTACCTCCAAGCCAGTGGTTATCAGGTTCTACCATACCACCTGGTGTATTACCAATAGAATTTACACCTTGAGCGAAAGCGTTTAAGCTAGCGTCATTTTCAACCGCGTTAATAAGGGTCTGCTTATCTGTTTCAGATAAACCAGGGATATCAAATCCAGCTTTAGCCCAGTTGTATACCCTTATAGCGTCTTCATGTGTGTACTCCGTTCCAGGTATATTTTTACCAAGCTTCTTCCTAACTTCTGGCATAGCTTTTCTAAGCTCTTTCATATCGTTAGCAACGGTTTGCTTTACCCTGTTAAGATGTCTTACACCTTTAGAGAACGGATCAAATAAGTTTTCCTTGAAAAACTGGTGATGCTTTTCTCCTTGCTTGCCTTTACCCATAAAGGCATACATTAATCCAGCAAAGTCATCCGCTGAAGGTGGTACAAAAAATTTAAACTTACCTTTGTTCTTACCTCTCTTTCTAGCTTTAACCGCTGAGAATACTTTTCTACGGTCAACACCTTTGCTCTGCTCTAACATTGTGTTTAAGTCAGAGCTAAGATCAGTCTCTCCTTCAGATATGATTTCACTCATAACTCTAGGTCCGGATCTACTAAACTTTAATCTCGCTTGCTGAACTTTACCTTTTACGTCAAACTGATCAAGCATATCTTTAACAGCTTTCACATTTTGTATAGCGTCATCCGCAAAGTAAAAATCATTGTAACCCTCACCTACCTTTTCCGCTATCCAGTTAGCTTTAGCCGAAGCCTCTGACTTACCTAAACCTGTAATATTCTTAAGCGGTATTTTCAAACCTTGAGCGTCTAAGAACTGCTTAATAGCTTTAGCTGAATCTGGCGATCTAGCAGTAAGGATAAACATGTTCTCTGTTCCAAATTTCTCAGAGAGCTTCATGGCTTTATTAAATAACGGCGCTGTCTTACCATCAACAACTTTATTGAATTCAGAGAAGTTAAACTCAACTCCTTCAGCCAGTAAATCTTCACCAGCTTTAGCAAACTGCTCAGCGTTTAATACACCTTGAACCACTTGAACCTTACGTGGATTTGACATAAGACCGCCGCTTCTAGCTTGGTGTCTGGTTTTCTTTAAGAACTCCTTGAAATCCATCTCAGGGTTCGCAACACTCCCGCTACCCATAGGTTTACCATCTATGTCTAACACTTTGATCAATCCGTAACCTCTACCGCGCGTACTCTTGTCTCTATTAAGCCACATTACTCTAGTGCCTTCCGGACCAGTTAGCGTAGCGTAAAAATCCTCTGGATTCAACTCGAAGTTCAAGCCTTTAGCGCTGGGTGTTGTAAACCAAACATTAGACTTAGTTGTAGCTAATGTATCATCAAAGTCTAAAACTGTAATGCCTTTAGGTTTAGTGCTAGAGCGAGACGCCTTGATAGCATTGTCCATAACCTTAGAGTCTTTAGATCTCGCGTTTATATCACGGATGCTAAAGTCTATATTAGCCGCAGCTTCACCATACACTTTGCCTTTGTCTTTTGGATTAAGGCTCTCTATAGCATACAAGTCAGGATGACCAAATGTAGACATGTTATAGTAGCGTTGAGTAGAGCTATTTCCAACTATGTAACCCATAGGCATGACTTGAGTGAGTTTAACTTCATCAAGAATATTATCCATTGTGACAGGTATAACAGCCACAGTGTACTCTTTAAACAACGCGTCAAGATTAACGTTACCATCGTTCATGTATGCGTCCGTCAATTGCATAACCATGTAGTTAGTAGGTATCATGTGCTCATACCTAAACTCACCTTTGTATTTCTTTCCAACCTTGTCTTTGAACATATAGCCTAAGTTAGCCGCTCTCTTTAGCGGTGACTGCATGTTGCTAGCCATGCTCATCATCATCATACCAAAGTCTTCTTTATCTAATGCTCCATTTTCAATTTGATCTTTGTAATGTTGAGCTATCTCTCTCACAACCAGCTCAGATGTGTCCGCTTGTTTTTTTCTTCCAACGTAATCTTTGTCAGCTCTTGCCGCTTTAGATGTTTCAGCTAAAAGACTAGTGTCTATTTTAACGCCGTCGATAGTTTGTATCTTCTTAAGATTTCCCGCTTCGGTAAGTTGCACGTCATCCCCAAAAACCTCTTTTAAAACCGACTTATTGAAATCCTTTTTACCTTCAAAAAACTGATATCTTTGAGTACCATCACCAGTGTTGTTAACGTCAACTGCAACTCCGTTTTTAACTACAAAGTTTCCTCTACCGATCTTGGAACTAGTAGCGTACATACCACTAGCATGCACAAGCATTATTAAAGCTTCAGCTTTCCCGTATTTTTCAACTAACTTATTAGCCACAGTAACAGCCTCAGCGCGGCCTGTGTTTATCTTGTCTACGTTATCAAAGCTTTTTGCTAACCTCAAGGTTTTACCGTCCTCGTCTTTTAATTCCAAGAACTCCGCTAGATTTAATGATAATTCCGCGGCTTTTATGTTGTCAGTTAAGTATTCATTTAAAGCTTGCTCTGGTTTTGTGTTAAGATTTGCGTGGCGTTTCTCTATAGCGCCATACCTGTCAACCATTTTAGCAATATCTTTAGCAAGAGCAGTGGCCTTGCTTCTTGTGTAGTGCTTACCGTAAACATCTTTAACAACTTGAACCACGGCACTCTCGTCGTTGGGGTTAACTTTTTTAAGAGCCTCGCTTAAAATAGGGAGATTGTTGTAAAAAGTTTTTCTTTCAAGTGGAGCGAGCTTTCTTACGGACTTACTAAACTTAATACCCGGGTCCCTATCTATTTGTTTGCCTATGATAGACACTTCGTTTTCAGCCTGAACTTGCCCTGTTAAATCTAATATGTCTGATCTACGGTTAGAAACTTCAGGAGTTTGAATCGTCTCCATAGTCGCGTCAAACCCAAGCTCAACACCCATCTCCATAGCTAACTTATCTTTCCTAGTGCCAAGGGTAGACGCACCTACTTTATACCCAAGAGTGTTGTCCATGTTCTGACCTCTGAAATAGGCCATAACTTTTTTAGAACCAGGGTAAGGTAGTTTAGTAATTAAAGTTGGACCAGATAGTCTGTTGGTATCTTTAGGTAGTAAACCATCACTGATTAACTTGTCAACCTCAGTAGGCTTAGTTATCCTCTCTGACTTAGTAAATATCCTTTTAGCTGGATCTATATTACGCTCCATCTGTAACAATGTTTCTTTTGGAAGAAACTTGAATACAGTAGGGAAGCTCTCAGTTAGGAAGGTATCGTACGCAGCGCCTTTACCTATCATATCTTGGATAGGTTTCTTGAGCTCAGTCCTATAGGCTTTCTGTAACGCGGCTTTAAATTTTTTAGAGTTTACATCAGGTAGCTTTGTGCCAAACGTTTTCATAACAGCGTTACGAACTTTGTCCATCATAGGTTTTTCTAAACCTAGTTCAGTTCTAAGACCTGAGTACTTATCTGATTCAGACTTACCTTGCTCAGCTAGTTTAGCCCGACGAGATTGAGCTTGCATAGACATGTCTTGCTCTTCAAACGACGTTACACCAGCATCAGTATCTGCTTCTACTTGTATTACTGGAGCACCCTCAGCTGTCTTAGCGTCGATGTCTTTCGCGCCTTTCATAGCTTCGTCAACCTTGTACTCTTTATTATATACGTTACCAGCTTTGTTTCCTATCTGGCTATTTATATAAGCAAATAGATTATCGTTCTGCTCTGGCTTAAACCTTTTAATGTGCGGCGTTATCTCAGAGTAAACCTTTTCAACAAAGTCTCTTGGTACAGGTTTAACTTTATACTTAGAGGCTATAAGAGCATCGAAGTAACCATTATCCTTCATGTCTTTTATAGCGGCATCAGCTCCACCTCTTCTCCAGGATTTATTTGTATTTTTAGTCCCTAGATCTTTAACGCTTTTAGCAGCAGCTTTCCTTTGATCAGAAGTCATAGAGTAAGTTATGTCACCTGACTCAGTCACCTCTCCCTCACCTTTAGTGGCTTTTACTATCTTACTACTTAAAGCTCCTTTGTGAATACTCTTATTGTACTCTCTTAAGAAACGATATACGTCTTTACCTGTTTTAAATTTAATCTTATTGAAACCTGCTTTCTTGAACAGACCCATTTCGTTGAACGCATCTCTTATCTTATCGAAAACAGTCTCTTCATACTTAATCTCTCCCTTACCTATAGCATCTGAAACAAGAGTTAGATATTCATCTGGATTCTTCTCCATATACTCAGGTGAATAGTTATCATCTATTCTTTGCTGTACAACAGACCATTGACTACCAATCTCTTTTTTTAACTGCGATATAACTTTTGTTGAGAGATCAGTGTTAACATTCATGGCTTTCTTAAGTATACCATGCAAAAGCTCATGACTACCAACTGTTACGGCTCCTGTTTCAGCAGCTACCGCTCTGTTTATAACTATGTTATTACCATCGATAAATCCATCTGACGAAGCTGCTTCTTCCCCGTATTTCTCTCTAATCTGTTCAACGCTCATCTCGTCGTTAACCTCTAACCCATACAGAGCGCTGTGCTTTTTAGCAAACTCTATGTTCTCTTCAAACTGCTGATCAGGAGACTTTAAAGGCATAGTTGTTTCGCTATACTTTATGTCCGCTACATTAGGATCATATTGAGAAAGCATATCTGCTTTTGTGGCGTTGTTAGCCATCATCTTCTTAGTAAGCCTATCTTCTATAGCCTCTTTTTCAGTCTCAGATAAAGTGTCATCGTTTTTAACAGACTCCCATTGAGCTTGTATTTTTCTCTTACCTCTTTCTAATCCAAGAAGCTTCTTCTTATCGTTCTCAGTTAGAATGTCAACCCTCTTAATGTCTCGCTCCAACATCTCTGTTGTCTCAGCCGTGAGCTCTGCTATCTCTGTTTGGATAACATCTTGAGCATCTTCTGATAACTCATGGTCTTTATTAAGTAAAGACTCAGATAACTCGTTTATCCTAGTCAGGTTAGCCTCTCTAATAGCGTCTGTGTCTGGCGATCTAAAAGCGTTCATAGCGTGGTTAGCTACAACGGGCGATTTTAAAGCCCCACTCATCATAACGCCACTCACAAACGATTCTTCTACCCCATCCCAAAATCCAGCTTCTCTGTTTCCAGACCATATGTCCATTAGGTTGCCGGAAATTGTAGCCACGGCCTCTGATCCACCTTCTTCAAGAAGGTCTTTCCCAGTGGCCCTAAGAGCTTTAGCAGAAAACACATTCTTAGTGAGATAATCAGTAACACCTGCCCTCACGCCTTTGCTTTTGATCATGCCTTTGAACACGCCTTTAGCCGTGTTAACTTGGCCTAATGTTATTTTCTCAGACAAAGCCTCAGCGGCTCCAGATACGGTTGCGTTTAAGAACATTTCTCCAAAAGAGTAATTGTTACCATACAATCCCCCGGATTCAGCATGTAATTTGTTTTGCGCTTTTAAGTCTAAATACTTTTGCCCTGTAGACGTTATACCCATAGCGTATAACGATGCGCCACCCGTAGTTGCCATTAGAGCTAAGTTAGGAACTTGGCCTGCCATCATAACAGCAAACCACTCACCAAAGTCCCCTACGTTATCTATATCATCATACTGCATGTGATACATGTTATCGCTCAATTCAGCTTGATAAGCGTCTACAGCTGCGTGCGCTTTTTCCATCGCAGATGGATTGTCATCTCCGGAATCTTCGTAAGCCGCTAGCATACCCCGCATAACTGGATCGCCACTTGCTATGATACCTTGCTTAGCAAGATCTACGACCATTTCCCCGGCAGCAACTCCTCCTTGGACTAAATCAATAGCGGCGTTGCCTAGAGATATACCCATTCTGTTAGCTAAACTATAGTCCAAGCCAACGAGCTGAGTGTACGATCCAACGTCTTCTATGTCTACTTGAATATCACCGATCTTTTCGCTTGCTTTTACGGCTGCGTCAGTTATTAGTTCATAGTTTCTCTGCTTGCTGCTGTAGTTAGCTACTAGTTTTTCATGCCCAGCTATTATATTAGCTATCTCACTTTTAGCTGTATCAACCTCCTCCTGGGTTTTAAACTCCCTGCCTTTTATAGCGTCTATCTTACCCTGAGCATCGTAATTCTTTAATGCTTCACCAGACGCTTCAAACAGCTCTTTAATAGCCGTATGCTTTTCTTTTATAACCTCATATTCCCCAAGCGTTGCTTTCTGCTTTTTATTTAGCTTCTCTAGCTTTTCTTTACCAATAGCCTCTAACACATCTTGGTCAAAATCACCGATTTTACCTGTACCCCATTTGCTCGCTTTATCCGCTACTCGTTTAGCAAGTAAATCAGCTTCTTGATTGTAAGCGTGTATATCAATAGCTTTTCTTTTGACTTGCTCGTCATTCATAGCTAAAGCGTTTAGCTCGGCTGGTATGCCCCACTCTCTGTCGTCTTCAGTTATTTGGTAGTCCTCCTTCTCTTTATCTGAGTATGGGGTTCCGTCGTCATGCTGCAGGTTCTCTCGAAAATTAGTCTCAGCTACCGTGGCCCTAGCCTGATTCAGTGCGCTACTTGATTCCCTCAGTGCAGCGTCTGTTTTAAAAACGTCAGGTCCGCCGGGCGTAGTGTTTAAACGCTTGTATTCACCAACAGTAAGGTCACTTTCCTGCTGAGAATCCTCTTCAACTTCCTTAGTGGCCTTGGCTAAAGCGTCTTCTCTTTCTTTGGCCGTTATCTTTACCCCCTCTAAACTCTTTTCCCAATCAGCAAGTTGATCAACCGCTCTACCTCGCATCCACGCATCCATATCCTCCTTGGCATCCTCATCACGCAAGTCAAATGTTTTTTTGTTGCCGTCTTTATCTACGACGATTATATTCTCCTTGTCGCCTCCAAAAAACTCAGTGTCATACTCTGACGCTATATCAAAGCCATAGCGAGCATACTTATCGTTTAAGATCTTACCAGCGTTTTCAACCTTTGGAAACTCTATGAGGGACACTTCGGGCATGCCTTCCGTAGAACTAGAGTCGTCCTCTGGTTTACTACCACTAGTCTTTATAGACTTAGCTAGCTTTTCCTCTTTTTCTATTTGATCATCGTGCTCTTCGTTCTCCCCTGGCACTACGGTGTTCCTGTCGACTCCCTGGTTATCCCAATAGTTAGTGTCTATAGATACAGCCGTGATATCCTTCGCTGAAGCATCTGCAACGGTGAGAGCTACGCGCTCTTCTTTAGGTTGGCTTTCATCTTTAACTTCAGCAACCTCAAACTCAGGAAACTTAGAGTTGACTACAGAGTAGTCATAGTTGTACTCTTCAGCGGTAGCAACATAATCCTTCAATACTTGAAGATCGTAATCTTTAAGTTCTGGGAATTTAGATACTACAGTATCCCAATCATAGCCATCACTCTGAGCGGTGGCTACGAGATCTTTTAATAATTGCTCATTCATTGTCTTGCGCTTCCACCAGAGTTATTAGCTGCAGTTTCTTTATTGTACTCTTTCAAAGCTGTTTGATATATATTCATATCCTTTTTAGTCTGCCAGTCAGCGGCTACTTCGGCTAGTAAATCAGTGTCATTTTTTAAAGCCTCTAAAAGTATTTTCAAGTTCTCTTTGCTTAGCTCGCTAGATTCTATAAAACCAGTATCATCGAGGCCTGTCATTTTCTCTAATGCTTTTTTATCTTTCAATTCTATCTTAAAATCAATACCTCCTTGTGTCGCAGATAGAGCTGCTTCTAAGTCGTCTTTCAAAGAAGTCTCTCCGTACCAAGCGTCTTCAAGAACAGATGTAGCTTTTGCTTTGCTTCCTCGAAGTTCTTTAGCTAGAGCCTTATGGTGAACATGGTAAGTACCTCTTTCACTAAAATGCTTACCTGTAGAACCAAGGTCATGAGCTTGGATAGAATAACCCATTGCACTTTCTTTTCTGACAACAGGACTCATTCCACCTGTTAAAATCTCCTCTGCTCTTCTACGCGAAACCTCCCCAACACCTGGAACATTGAAAACCATTTCACCTTTATTTGGTCCGTCTTTAGCTACATAAACATCCGCAGATCCATCTAAAGTATATAGAGCATCTAGTATATCCCTATTCTCCGCGGCTTCAGGTGATTCTCCTTCAACAGCTTTCCCCCATCCATACTCTTTATGAATTTTATACCCTGTCTCCATAAGGGTTTTCCAAGACTGTAATTGTTGACTCCTCTCTCCTTGATCTTTCAATAACTTCTGCTGGGTTTTTTTGTCACCTGTTCTAACAGCTTCTAGGTATTCCGCTTGATATCCTTTTTCTAAATCAGAAAATTGATCAAATAAATTTGCGTTCGCCCAAGAACCTTTGTCACCCATACCTTCTAAACCTGCATCCCAAGCTCGCTCTCTAGTTTCTGTATCCTCTTGTTTCTCCGCAATCTGATCTGTTACATCCGTAGCTATATTACTTACCTCACCCGCTATAGCAGCGTTAGTCAAATGTTGACGCGCGGTTTTACCAGATTTGGTATTCACTGGGTCAACCCCAGCTTCATATACTCTTTGTTGTGTTGCTCGTGACAACCTATAATTAGGTGCCGATGTTCCTTCTGCCATGATATTTAGTTATTCAAAGTTTAACCTCTTGAATCCAACCAGTCTTGGTATCCAAGATTAGTGCCCGAGCTTGCCCACTCATCTTCTAGTACTCCAGGGTCAATATTATCACTACCTCCTCCACCCCATCCAGCGGCTTGTCCCGCGAAACTAGTTAACCCACTAGCTGCATCACCTATACCAGCCATCATCTGAGCGTTACCCGCAGCTTGCATAGCTTGAGCGTTCGTCACATCACCCGCGGACATACCCATTAAAGTATCTATCTTACCCATCTGCATGTTTCTACTCATAAGATCACCCTCTCTTTCTAGTCCTTGTATTCTACTAGCCTCCCCTCGTTCTAACTTCTGATTCTGAGCTTCTTGAGCTCCAATAGAAGCTGAAGCTCTTTGAGCTTGTAAAGAACCTTGGTTAGCTAAACTCTGTGCTAAAGCCGCTATACCAGACGAACCAGCTGCACCACGCATTTGACCCATGATATTAGCTTGACTCTGCATAGCTTGTTGTTTTTCAAACTCCGCTTGCTGTTGGTTGATAGTTAAGTCTTCCATAGTATTCTCCATATTGAGATATGGATTACTAGTATCTAAAGCTTCAAAAGCTTTCTTATGCTTCTCCATCTCCGCCCTAGCTTTCTCAGCCTCATCAGCAGCAGCGTCAGCAGCTTTTTTACCCTGCACAGCTTTATAAATACCCATGCCAGTGGATACAACAGCGGACGCAGCCATCACAAAACTCATAGTCTATTTATTTTTAATGTATTCTTCATACTCTTTATAATTTATTGCTACGATATCTCTCTCTAGTTTTTCAACATCTTCTGTGTTGCTAGGATTTTTATGGGTGTTATACCATATAGAGTCTTCGTGCGCGTATAATACTCTTTTAATTCCAGGCGTGGAGACGATAAAACAAGGCGCGATATGATCTATTGTCTCCTCTTCGTTTATAACTGTGATCTTACCAGTAAGCAAAAAACACATGTGTAGATGTTTATGTATAGCACCAACAACTACAGTATCTTTATACATAGTCATCTCTCTTACATAAACACCATCCATGAAAAAGTGCCTGATAGGCACTAGCTTACTGTCTGTTACTATAGGTTTATCATCTGTTCCAACTACTATAGTATCTCCGTTGGCTATAACCTTTAGATCTTGTTCTAATCTAGTAACCGCAGACTTAAAATTTCTTGATACACTACCGTCCATTATATTTAATTACATACTAGTATGATAGTTACACTGTATAGCGGTTATTTACTGCTATCAAACGTATCGAGGCTTACAGCGAATAACTCGGCTTTGTCTAGGTCGTCGCAAATAAACTTAGTTTCAGCATAATACCCAAGTATAGAACTCATGTTAACTCTTTCGTCTTTGCGAAATAATATAAAGTTATTATGAACAGCGCTTGCGTTAGCAAGAGATGTTTCACATCTGATAGTTGGAGTATTACTAGTCGGATTTGTAATCTGCCTTATCTGCCCGATTAACTGAAGATCTTCCCCTTTCTCAAAACCTCCACTAGGGGTTGTAGCAACAGCGTAGGCTGTGTCTCCAACTTGGCATGATTCATTTAAAGGTGCTGCGAATGTTAGTGTTATATTAGCCATTATGGTGATACTGTTATCATGCTATCTAGGTGTAACCAAACTCTAGCTGAGTTAGTTATCTTAGGTACATTAAGGTACCCTGTTATAATTATGTTTGGAGAATCGAGAGCAACGTCAACATGAATAGGTTTTACCTTAGGATTGTTAGCCCCTGTGAAAACCATCCTGTGGTCGTTTGTTACCCCGTTATGAGCTTGGTTTAAAGTTATCGTATGTGCTTTATAAGAAACGCTACTCACCGTTGTGTTGGCTCGTATACCTGTTCCGGTTACAGCCATGTTTTCTAAAATTCCATGTGAGTTGTTTACCACTAGCGATGTAGAGCTAAGTTGATTTGTATTAACGCTCGTGAGAACGTCTCGAAATCCCCATACAGAATCATTGTGATTGTTAGAAGCGTTCACAGCTAACGTTTTACCACTACCAGGTGGTATAGTAAAAGAAATCGGCACTACATCTGTTATATTCTTAGCACAGTTTAACCTAGTAGCAGAGGTTAAATTAACAGCTGTGCTTAACGTCATGTAGTTTCTAGCTGAGGTTCCTACATCTTTAATGGTAGTGTTATGAGGTATACCGCTACCAGTAACCCTCATACCAGATTCTAATCTACGGGTTATACTTGGGTCCCTACTTATTATATCAACTTTTGTAGAAGAGCTTTTAGTTATACCGTTTACGGTTACTACGTTTACTTCGTTGTCCGTGTAGGAGTCTCCAGCAAATCTAATAGGCCTTTTAATAGCTATAGTTGCTGGGGAATATGTGTTAAAATCACCGCTCTCCTCTGATAGTGGTGTTACGGTTATCGTGTTTGTTCCGTATTGCTTAATCTGAAGATCTCCGTTTGAGGTAGGTACTCCACTTTGTAATGTAGAATTAGCTAGTGAGGTTAGTATTATGTTGTAATCAGTAGAACTATCCCCACCAGGTATTTTAATCTGTGTCTCTTGAACTCCTCCACTACCCGTGTTACCAGCTTTATTTGCGGCGCCAGCCTGAAAGGATCCATTGCTAAAATTATAAAAGTGGTTTGTAGAAGCGTTTTGTATAGTCATAGTGTACTGGGTATTAACAGCTCCTACAACTGTAACCGTTGTTTCCCCGCCTTGATATCCTATAGGGGATGATACGTTAACACCGTGTATAGTATTAGTATCAACCGTGTCTATCAACTGCTCCGTGTAATCTATCGTAAAATAATTACCGAAATCACATGGTGTATAAAAATTAGCTCCAGATGGAGCTGTGTAATAAATGGTAAATATTTTATTATTACCAGTGGTTGGAGTGCTGACGTAACATTGAAAATAACCTAAAACATCCTCGATATCCGCGCTTGGTGTTATAGTTGGATTAAGTATAGTGTAACCTGAGTCTGGATTTACAACTAGCTTAAACACTAAAAAGTTCTGTAAATCATTTTGATAGTGTTTGTAGTTTTTAATCCAAGGCACCGTAGGGCTAGAGCCAGTTTGCTGGTTTGTCACAGTCTCAGCAGATGTAGTTACCGTGAGCGTTGAATTTGGAGAATGTGGATATTGAACTCTAGCACAAACCCCAGATATATTTTGCGTTACTGGGTTATCCGGGTTTTCGTCTATATCTATGTTTACCGTTGTGTCAGCGTCGAATGTGCTAGAATAGAATTCAGCTGTTGCACGAACATTAGCTCCATGTTGAGTGAAGGTGACAGATTTTATTTGAGAATCAACGTTACCCAACACCCACTTATTGCTTGTGAAACTTGCAGGGTACGCCCCGCCAATCATAAAATTTTCTGGAGTAATAGAGTAGCTAGCCGATATTGGGGTTATTGTTATAAATAAACCCGATACGGTTACTTCTGTTCCTACATTCACGGTTGTAGTAGGAGTATTTGTTGTCCAGTTTGGCATGTTTATTTATATATATTTATTAATCCCAATCACTTCCATCGCTACCGGTAGAACTGTTAGCAAGCGATATAGTAATAGTACCACTAGCTGATCCACTGTAAGCGGCTGTTGCTGTACCTAATCCTTGAGTAGAAAAATTAGCGGTACTAGATACCGTATTATCTCCACTAGGTATTCCAAACCATTTTCCCTCTTTGTCTTTAAACTCAGTTTCCGAAGCTGTTTGTAGATCTGTTTTCATGCTACTTAGATACCAACCTTTTTTAGCAACTAAATTAAAGTACTCACCGTCTGTTACGTTATCAGTTTCAGTAACACCTTCATTAGTGTCATCCCAAACACCATTCAGCAAACTCACGTTGTCAATATCAGTAAACGAAGTTACTCTAGCTTGAGACCCTTCATAGTTCACAGCGTTAAAGCTTTTTACTTTACCACTAGTGTCTCCAAATATAGTTGTCACGCTAGATTCATATTGACTACCATAAAAATTATTATAAAGAGAGTTAGTATGGTGCACCCATAAATCTCCATTAGCAAACGTGTAATAGTCGTTATTTAAACTAACGCCAGTTTGTGGTTGAAAGCTTTTGAAACTTACCCAAGAGTTACTTCTTTCGCTAAAAGATGCGGTGTTAAGAATCTTAGATGTTAGATTGTACTCTTTAGCCATAGTGTCAAAAGTACCCAACACCTTGCCGCTAACTTGCTTTAACGTAGAGAAGTATCCTTCCATACCTATATCTGATATAGGTCTTATACCTTCCCCAGAAAGGGCTAAAACTCTACCTCTATTAACATCTGTAAAGTAAGCTGTTGAAGGTGATACAGCTAAAGACTCGGGGTTTTTAGATATACCGTAATTACCTACGTATGGAGTTACATCACCAACAGTGGCATTGCTGGATATCAACTGAGGGTTACCATCAGCGTTATATAAAGCGTCTTTATTTGTTACACCTCTTAAAACCCTATCTTCGCAGAACATAACAAGTCTAGTATCTCTATTAAGTAGAGCTTGTAAACTTCCATAAACTGGATTCAAGTCTTTAGTGATCTTTTCTCCCGCGATAAATTGATTTGTCTCGTTTATACCTGAAGTAGAGTTATATATACCAGACCAGATTAAACCATGTTTTCTCCTCTCTTCTTTAACCTGCTCAGCTAGTACTGTAGAGGCTTTAACTCCATTGTCCATCTGTGGAGCGTTGTAATCGTCTCGCACTCTGTCTGATTCAACACCGTTGCCAAAGCTCCAGCAGTTGTTCCAAGGTAAAACATGGGAGACATAGGGTAAACCAGGGATGCTCTCCAAAGTAACGTAACTTTGACTTTGAACACCACTTAATTGTAGCCTTGTTTCTCTACCACTTGGAGTGGTTATTGTAACATAAGTATTACTAGCCGCGTCAAAAGTGCTTGCGGTAATATTAGAATCTGTGTTTATCTTTAATTTATCCCAGCTAGTTACCGTGTGAGTTGTAGCACCAAGCGTAAAAGTTGAGTTTGTTGGAATAAGATCTTCATCTGTCTCAGATGTTACACCTAAAGGAATTATATCGCTAGCTTGGTAGTATATATCTATATCTACGCTTTCTTTAGGTTTAGTCTCCCAAACAGCTGGATTACTCACAAACCCTCCACTTATATCGTTTCCATCGTCATCTATAGTAGTGGGTATTAGTATCTCTATAGCGTCAGCATTTGTACCATCGTGGCGTATAGCTCTTGTTGCTGTTATACCACCTCCAGAGTTTTGAGTGCCAGTGGTAGGCGTGTACCCGCTTGGGCCACTACCGAATGGTGGGGTAACCTTTATAGACCACTTTTGACGTAAATTATCACTATCCCATTGACCGTCTGAGCCAGGGGTTTTATAGTTCCGTATACCGTAATGACCGTGACGATACATTGAGTTAAGATATCCAACGCCTGAAGCACCAGATCCGTCGTTGAAAATCTCATTATCATTACTATAATTATCTGAGTCACCCGTTATAATATCCCAATTAGAGTGCACCGTATACGGAGTGCTGTCTGGATCGAGTTTAAATCTAAACTTAGCGCCAGGTCTGTAAAGTTTTTCTATAAAATCTGCTGGTGAGTTACCTGTTCCATTGAAACTAGGATCATACGCTATACGCGTTACTTGATTAGCCTCCGAGTCGTTAATTTGAGCGAGCTGCTGTCCGCTTGCAAAGGAGGCTCCATTAACAGCCCAATTCTCTGCGTGATCAGTAAAGCCACTCCATGAAATATCCATATATCCCCAAGTAGAGTCTACAAACAAACCTCTGCCTGGTTTTGCCATGCCTTGAGTACCACTAGCGCCGGAGGTGCCGTCATCTGAAGCGTTTGTTAACCAAGAGGTTATTAAAGCGTTTGAGCCAGAACCCGGCTCGTAACCAGGAACATTCACTAACCATCCATCCATATTCCAAACACCTCCAGAAAATGTTGGAAGTTCGTCAAGGGGGCTCTCAGCACTGTTAGTTCCATCTCCATAATCTTCATGCCAGCGGCCATTAGCGTAAGCACCATCGTAAACGTTACCAGGTAAATGTTGCTTTCTACCACTCCAAGAATAAGCAGAAGCTCTATCTATAAAGAATTTACCAGAGTTATTTTTCCAAAAATCTACGCTTTCACTTCCGCCATCATTTAAAGCAGCGCCACCTGCGTTAGCGTCAAGAATCAAATTGTCACCAGTAACACCTGAAGTATCGCTCCAAGTGTAAGGTGATCCACCGCCAAACGAGTTAGTGTGCTCAGTGGGATGGTTTACGCTAGGGGTAGTAAACCAAGTTTCACTAGATACAAGAGATGTCGGTTGAGAAAAAACGCCGTCAATATAACAGTTGTTATTTATATACGCTAATTCTTGACTGTTATAAACAATAAAATCGTCACCTTCAAAAGACGTTATAAAATTAGTTACATCAAGATCTTTAGCGATCTTAACAAAAAACCTACCGTCAAACTCAGGTCTAGATTTAATAGCTCCTTTGAAAACTTGTAACCTAAGACTATCTATTCTATTTTCATACGTATTTGCATCGCCTGCTGTGGTGGCAAAAGCCAAATCGTTGCTTATAGATCCATGTAGGTGGAAAAGTATCTTTCCATTACTCTTTGTTACCTTGTCTACATCGTAAAACCTAGACTGCGTACCAGCTACGTCATCTGTATCAGAAAACCTAAGCCTAAAATAACTAGTAAGCATAGAGTCACTATCCAACTCTTGCCCAAGAGAACTTGAGTCGTTGTCAAATATAGATATAACTCTAGTGCCTATCAAAGGATAGCCACCTTCATCTGTACCTATGTTGCTGTTGCTACCGCTGTTATTTTCAATATCACCGATATGTCTATATAGTGTTTTTATAAAATCTGGAGCTTCATTTTCTATAGCGAGTATCTTGTATTCCTTGCTGCTTGCAACTGGAATATTGTTACCATGTGCTTTCTTTAAATATAAAAACGTTTCTTCATCAAGTTTATTTCTTTCTGAAGAGGGAAAAGATATCCAAATGTTACCATCAGCAGCGTTATACCACCTATCCATAGCTAAGGTGTAATATTCTACCGTGGGTTCTTTAATGTAAAAAGAATAGTACTTAGCCCAAGTCGGAGGAGGAGGTCCTTTGATGTCCAAAGCAACCTTTAACCTGTTATACATAGGAGCTAAATCAACTCCCACATGTGTGGATTGTTTTGTGTTTGTTAATACAGGTGTCTCTCGACCATATTCGTCGCTGAAAACAATTCCAACTTGATACTGCCTTAATGACTTTACGCTAGGTCTAGCGCTAACACCAATAGCGCCTACTGGCGTAGATGTGGTTGTTACGCTCGCGTGAGACTCTTCGTTTACATTGTAGTTTTGTAAGTAGTTTCCATATATAATTCTATTAGCGGATACTTCTTGAGCAAGAGCTACTCGAGGCACATTATCCCATGGACGCAAAAGTTGATTAGATGGTACCACTGCGTGAACCATATCAGTTTGCATTTCATATGATGTTACCGTTGGCTTAACGGTTTCAACCGTATACACAGTTGGGTTGTTCGTCTCTTTGTATAGTAAATCTATATCTGTTACTCCATAAGGTAGATTCGCGGGTACGTAATTCTCTAACGTTAAATTACGCACGCGATTAGCCATACCTTCGTTATAACCATCTTGAGCCGAGTAGTTATACATACCCGGTATAAAAGCTATCTCAGACCAAGGTGCGAAGGTGGAATACTCTCCATCTTGATATTTATACCTATAGCAAAATCTAACAAATTTATCATCTAAAAACGCTTCTCTAGTGATTAAGTCTACCGTCCAGTCGTTTACTGTTGATATTAAATCCGCGGATATAGTAAGAACCTTAAATTCATATCCACTGTTAAAAGCAATCTCTTCAACAGAACTAGTTGTAGACAAAACCTCCAACTTTATATCATAAGATCCGCTAGCTGTTGTCGCACCGCTTAAAGCTGTAAAACTAACTATGTCACCCGTGCGAAAGTCTACTGGAAAGCTAAAAGTTAAACCTGTTATAACGCTACCGACGGGATACAAGCCAGCCCATATAATAGTTGAGTTTACAATTCCAGATACTGGATTTGTTCGTGAATCAGCAGTGCTAAACGCGCTAACCTTTAAAGCTTGTAAAGGTGGTTTACGTATAACGGTTATATCTTTAAGGGCTATAAATCTAGGGTAATCAGTCCCGCCGTCATCGTATGTAATGATCTCTAAATCATTAGAAGTACCGGGTGTTACCCTAATAAACCTAGTATGATAATCAGCGTTATCCCCTGACGGTAAAGTGGCTGGAACTGCTGATGCTCCACCTGTTCCGCGGATAGATCTAGTTATATTAATCCTTTTAGGTTCAGTAGCGTTGTCTGTCCAAAAAAGATTGTCATCCAGAATATTTATACCTGTAATAAGTTTTTCTGGAAAGTTTAAGGTTTTACGGTGTGTAAGTACTAGTGGATTTGGTAGAGGCGCGGCAGCGTCTAATGTCACCGTTGGTGTTCCTGATGGATCTACCTCTGTGACTTTATACGTGGTGATACCAGCTTCAAATATCATACCAGGTCTTATGGTCTTGGCTTCCGCTGAAGTCACGGTGAAAGTAGAGGCGGTTCCGCTTAATCCTGTTTTTTTAACCGAGTATATATCTACAAAAACGTATGTAATAAGATTTAAAATAGGATCATACTGTAGAATATAGTCTTTTTTTACATCTCCTCCACCTGAATTTATAAAATAATAAATCTTATCAGTGGAAGGATGGCTTACAATACCAACGCAAATATCATTTGCATGTGGAGTAGGGTAAATACCTCCTCCAACAACGTTAGTTATTTTTGTGTTACCTTTTATATTCTGTAATGAACCTACATCTCCCGTGCTGGAAGTTTGTATCTGTACATTTAAAGCGTCTCTGTATTCACCAGGTGGAATGACTCTTTCATCAGAGTCTTTATTCATCTTCGCTTTAAGAAAATTACGTTTTAACTCTGCCATACTTTAGTGTTTGATTTGCTTAGAGCTTCCTCTAAGTATTTGAGTTAATTCTTCTAATTTAATATTTGAAAGTCTAAGCTTAGCTTTTCTAGTTTCCGCAAATCTCTCTTTCTTGATCTGTGCTAGTAGCCCTGCTGGAGAATCTTTACGAGCTAACAACACTCCGTAGAGTATATGCTTGTATATAGCTTCTTCAGCTAGTTTAGGTACATAACTTCCAGCTAAGTTTATAGTAGAGCTTGAACCGCTAGTTGATATTACGCCATCGCTTAAATACCTTAGCACTAAAGTTTTCCCAGCTAGATTTGAGCTAAAGTGAAACTTACCCTGCTCTTCATCTATAAAAAACGTGCCATTAGCTTGAGCGTGTTGAGGGTCTATACCGTATCTACCACCAACTAAATTACCGTATTCATCATCAATTTGATCAGCATTGGTATTACCTATTTCGTTAACTGATTGTGAATTGTAGTTCGCCCACGTGTCGGATATTTCGTCAGACGTAAGATCTGTGTCTGTGCCAACCGCGTTAGTGTAAGCGCTCGAATCAGCGGCAAAAGCCCCGTTGTCCGTTAAGGTTGGTGTTATGTCTCTAGGGTTAGAGGTTTTACTTGTAGGGTAAAGCGTTCTTTCAATTCCGTTTCCATCACTCCACGATACTTTAACGTAGTTAACGTAATCCACAGGCATTACCATAACAAGCGTAGAAGGCACTACGACCTCCCAGTCTTTAGTTGTCCTTAGAGTATCGTAGCTTAACTCTTGTAAACCTCTAATAGCATGGAATGTTACATCCGCCAAAAGCACACCATCACATAACTTATTTTCACCTATATACGTAGCGCTAAATGAATCTATAATCTCTTGAAGACTAATCCTAGCATATGAACCATGTGTTCCGCCATCCGCGTAGTACTGGTGATACCTATCTATTGTTACTCCCATTTAATTACGTGTTTTGGATTTGTGATTCAGCGCCAGACATCTGAGCGGCTGTTTGAGCGAGTCCTACTTTATTCATTACTATACCTGATAATTCAAGTATTTTATTCACGACAGTATCTGTCTCTGATTTGTGCAACTCAAAATCTTGCCTAACAGCATCAGTAGGATTATACAGAGCTTTGTTTTGTATAACAACATATGGCCATCTAACTGTTCTAGGCACTCTAAAACACTCTACTGTAACGCTACTTGTAACAGGGTCTACGCCTCCGTCATAAACCTGTATATCTTGCCCAGTTGTTCTACTGTTGCAATAAAAAGGACCTTGACCTGATGTAGTAGCCATATGTCTAGTAGAGTTCTTAAATCTTTGCGCCTCAAAAACACTAACCTTTTGGCAAGGTTCGTTGCCAGATAATACCATGCCAGTTTGAAACACATCAAGCGTGGCTGACGGGCTAGTTACATCAACCGTAGCTGGAAACGTATTACCACCTGTGACAGCTGCGAATGATTGAAATGGACCCAGCTTTTGATCAATAAGCTCTCCTATATCTGATTCATCTATCTCATTCGTTCTAGCTGGCTCAGCTCGATCTCTTTGATTCTTAGCGTAAAAGTAAGATTCAAATATGCTCATCTGAGCTTGGTTTGCCAATAAGTTAAACTCTTGCGGAGTAATATATCCTCGCTGCTCTTTGTTAGCAAGGGCTAATACTCTTTGATATACTGTGTCTACACTTATTGCCATAATTCTTTTTTTGTAGTTTTGCAACCACCCCGAAGGGCAGTTGCATCACCATTGATTATTAATTTAATCGTTTTTCTATATTGGAGTATATCTCCATTCCCTCATCAGTCTTAAACCAATGTGCTAAAGCTGAGTACGGATGCTCATCAAAAGGAATCGTCATTAATTTCCGATTATTAGAACCCCATAAAAAGTTTCTTTGATCTCCTGATAATTTTATAATTCCCATTTCTGTAGCTTTGATACCGAAGTTTCTAAGCATCACGTTATCGTCATTAACTAATTCTAAGAACAACTTAGGGTTTCTCTTAGCATATACTAGTAAATCACGTTTAAGCTCCTTAGAACTCATGTCTGCCACTTTAGAGCCAACCTCTACCCTCATAACAGCTTCCGCGGTATCAATATCAAGGTTTATAGCAGCGTTGAGCGCTGTAACCTCTAGTTTAATCATATCAACTTCACTTTCCGCTCTCATAGAAGGTTTATGTTCATCGAATATCGCGCCTCTCCAAGGGTGATATAGGGACAGAAGTTTTTGAAGAACAACTTTATTCCTTGGTACCATCAGCGTGCCATTTCTAAATATAATATGCTCTAGTCTTTGATCGCCATTCATTTCGTCCACAAAGCAAGTTACTTGATTTGAACAGTATTTCAACTCTCTTTCGTAACCTTTTTCTTCATCAAACCAATGTATATTAGTACCCTTTATCATTTTGGACAAAGGTGTTTTACCTTTTAAGTGGTAAACCCTATCTTTTATTTCCCACCCATCTTGAGCTTTTGGGTATTGCTTTTCAACTCGCTTTGGTTTTGGTTCTACATAAACTTCTTCATGTTTTTCCTCAACCATAACTGGTTCTTCTATTAAAGGTTCTTTTACAACCTCTACTTTTTTTGTTTGCTTTTTAGCCATAATATAATATAATAAAAAAATTAATATAAAACTACCCCTCCCGAAGGAGAGGTAGTTTCACCAAATATACTTATCTTAGTTTAACAACATAAAGTTGTTAGCACCCTGAACAATCAAGCAACGCTCCGTTAGGAAGTTCACTGTCATTGCATCAAGATCAGATGTAACTGCTCCAACAGAACCAGTAATCCATGTCTTCATCTTACGTGATTCCGTGTTAGACGCTCTATAACGAGTATGTAGGAATGGACGCTTAAGGTTCTTGCCTAAACTTTCATCATAAACAGAAGATACTCCAGCTGGAACAACTACTCCACGAATAGCTCCAACAGTGTTTCTATCGTTGATACCACCTCTTGTAGCGAAGTCGTTTAAGTACTTCCAATCTGACTTGTAGAAATCGTAAGATCCACGACGGAATCCAGAGAATCCTAAGTTAAGAGCCATATCCTCAGAGTTGTCGAATACTCCGTAAGAAGTACCACCAGCTCCGTAAGAGTTCATTGAAGCAAGCATGTCGTCCATAGCAAGAGCTGTAGCGCGATTTACAAACAACATGTTCTCCTCAATAGCACCGTTCTTGTCGAACTCGGCTAGAATAGCGTCAAACTCAGCTAGGTCAGTAGCAGCGTTAACACCAGTTACACCAGAAGACTGATGACCACGAGCTTCAATAGCAGCAAATAAACCTTCAGTACCTGCTGTACCAACACCACCATCAGTTGGTAATGCAATCGTAGAAGCCTCTGCAACTTTCTCAGCTTCAATCAACGCCATCTCACAGTAGTCCATGAAACGAGAGCGAGTGTCGCCTTCAGCTTTTAGATACCAGTAGTAACCATTTTGACCATCTTCACCAGAAACTTCAACCCAACCAATTTGAGAAACGTCAGAACCAGAAACCTGGTACTTATCCTTCATAATGATCGGCTTATTAGTGAATGTAGTAAACTGCGGCTCGTTGCTGTTATCTCTAAGAGTGTCTGTGTTGTAAGACGTTCCCTTAGCGTACTCAGAACCATAAACCATAATAGTAAGGTTATCTGAATCACCGAAATCAGTAGCTAAAGTTGCATTATCATACGGCTTTGCAGTGATAAGATCCGTTGCTGAGGTGTGCTTTGTAGGAGTACCTACCGCTTCTGCATCAACAACAGTAACGTAACATTTTACTGTTTTTGTTGGCGAAGCCACCAAGATAGTATCTCCAACGCGAATACCGTGCGTAGTACCAGCATCGTTACCGTCGATGTCTGTATCTATTTGAATAGTGTTCTGCGCCGCAGTACCGATAGTACCTTTGTATGAAAGGTGTAATCTACCTTGCTCTGACCAAATAACTTGATCTGCAGCCATCGCCTCTTCCGCGCCCACTTGAGATAAGAAACCAGAAATTGTTCTTTTACCGAACACTTCCGCTTCTTTCTCCATTAGATCTGGAAGGTACTGCTGAGCCCATCCTGAGTTTTGTAGGTCTAGATAGTTCTCAGACGTTGTCGCCTGAATAGAAGCCCCTCGTGCATTATAGGGACTTGGACTTGAAATTGCCATTTTTTCTTAATTTTTAATTTTTGTTTTTATTTTTAATTTTGAACTTAAAAGAAGCAGAATCATCACCTAATACTCTTACTTTCACGCCACCTTGCATTTCACCTTGAGTGGATCTAGCTGTAGTGTTTATGTTTTTGGCTTTCGCAACACTGTCTTTCAGTGCATCCGCTCGGCCTTGTTCGTAAAAGTGATTAGCAACTGCGTCTGCGTTCATAGCTGTGTACAAGCTCTTATGGTAACCTTTAGCATCTGACATAGCGTTATCTTCATTCAAAAACTTTTTGATAAAGTTATTTATATCGCTTTGGGTTTCCTTTACTTGGCCTGCGTCCTTAACATTATATCTAAATCTTTTATCTCCAACGTTGTATTCAAAACCTTTGAACTCGTTATTGAAAACCTGCTCGGTCTTCTTGTTAAATCTAGACTTCTGTTGTTGAGCTACTTTCTGCGTCTGCTCTGACTCTTTATTGTATCGGTTGAAGAAATCAATTGCTTTCTGCTGCTCACCTGTGAGTTTGCTTCCAGCTTTAATGTCTTCGTAGTATTTAGACTTTTGCCCGTCTAAGTAGGTCTTGGCCTCGGCAACTTGCTCTTTGAGGGCCAATTTTTTACGTTTAATATCTCTTTCATCATCTATATCTTCGTCGAATGAGAAGTTATCTTCCATCATGAAGTTAATCTCCTCTGAAGTTAGATGAGGTTTAGTTCTCTTGTAGTATTCAAGCATAGCATCCTGATCATCTAAATCTTTAATATCCCTATTAAGATTAACATAATCCTCAAGATCTCCACCAGTTTCATCCATAAAGTCTAGTAGCTTTTGAACGTTCTCAGGTATAGCTTTACCTGACTCCTCATTGGCGTCAAGCGCTTCTATCACCTCTTCTTCTGTTACTACCTCTTCGTCTGTTACTTCCTCAAGTGCGGGCGTTTCGTTATCGACGTCCTCTTCTTGTGCAACTTCGTTATTTGTCTCTTCGACATTGGTTTCAACTTCATCTACTGGTTCTTGCGGTTTACTTAAATCTACTTTAATGACATCTGGGTCATCTTTGCTTTCAAATTTCTCTAGATCAAGCTCTGGGGCTTGTTCTTCTACAGCCTCTACCTGAGGCTCTTCTTGAGTAACCTCTTCGGTTACCTCTTCGTTTTTAACTTCTTCCATAATATATTATATAATTAATTACCAATTTGTGGGTTAAATTTATTTAAACCCATTCCGCCTCCTAGTATATCATTACCTGAAGACTCAAACTTTTTACTCGTTTGTTTCATATTTTCTCGCCTATCTTTACCCTGCTCTTTCATACCCTCTACTTTTTCTGTAGATTGACGCTCTTGTGATCTTAACTGTTGGTTAAGCTCAAATTCATAAGCCATCAACTCTTTCTTAAGTCTCACCTCCTCTTGTAGATGCGTAAGCTTAGTCTGACCCTTTAATTGTTCTAATTGGGAGTCTGTTTGAGCTTTTGCCTGATTTTTTTGTATCTCAGCTTGAGCAGCGGCTTGTTGAGCTTGCGCATTAGCCTGCGCTTGGGCTTGCATATTCTCTTGTTGGAGTTTTTGATCGCGTTCCTGTTTTTTTCTACGTTTAATCTTCAACAGCTGATTAGCGAGTTTTAAATTCCTAACCTCCCTAATATCTATTGCGTCATCTAAATCTATTAACTGCTGAGCTAAAGCAGTTTGAATATTATTCTCTAGCAACTGCTTCTCCTCTTCGTCTGGTTCTAACTCTATGAATATACCAAAGTCATATAGGTGTAACTCAGACATCTCTTTGAGAGTAGCTACGTTATGAGCACCTATAGCTTGAACAAAAGCATCTGCTGTAGGTGAATATTCTAGTATATCAGATATTCTTAAAGATAAAGCCTCAGCCACCTCAGATGTTAAAAACATCGATCCAAGTAACACGTGTCGTGTAGCTACGTTAGAATTCGCAGCAGCTAATTTCTGTACTCCGACTAAAGACTTAGGATCTGGCATGCTACCATCCCTAGCTTCATTTAATCCCGTTACATCACGGATCATTTGCAGGTAGTAGTTATACGTTTGTATTAGACTACCAATTTTATTCTGTCCAGCTCCGTTGGATATTTGTTGAATAGGTATTTTACCAGGGTTTTGGTCACCGTCACTAGTAAAAGATCTACCTATAACACTACCAGTTTGGAAGAACATGTTAAGCGCTTCCTGAGGGTTGTAATTAGTTCCATTGCCTAAATCTACTTCAGCAAGTCCATCAGCGTCAAGGTACACTCCATCGGGTACCATGCGTGACATAACTTGCTGCAACTTGAGGTGCGTTAACTGAATAGTATCAGCAAACCCAGTAATTCTACTTACGATAGACTCTATACGACCTTCGTACATACGTGGCGCTACTAAAGAGTAGTTCATCTTAACTTTATTAAAGTCAGATTTACTACGCATCATATTCTCAGCCTTGTTCCACTTTATAAGTTTATCCGTACCAAGGATCATAGCACCTTCAAAAACACACTCCACAGATCTTTGAAGCCTACTGTAACCACCTTCTTTATCTACAGGTGGGTTAAACGCGTCTGTCTTCTCTATAGCTTTGTCTCCTCCGCTACCGGTCTCCTTTATCTTGTAAACGTCGTTAGTATGAGTTCTGTAATTAAAGTACAACACTTGCACTTTGTTTTTATCCATACCTTGTATACGTCTACCTCTAGATGATCTCTTACTAGAGCTATTATGTATATCCTCTAAATCTGATTCTGTCAAGTGATCAAACTCTCTAGCTAACTCATTTATAGGTATAGTTTTCACTTCCCCTATGTAATATATGTCGTCAAAGTACGGAGATTCAGTGTAAGAATAAACTATATTAGCGGGATCAACGTATTCAACGGTAGCGCCATCACTCCAGTTAAACCCAGTTTTAACACACCCAATACCTAGCACCGTTAAATCATACAACAACCTGCGCCTAGTTAAATCATACTTATTACCTTCAAGTAAAACATTGATAGCTTGCTCTTCAGCTATTTCAACAGCTTGCTTGTAATTAAGCTGCATGTGTAAGTCTAGCTCCTCCTGTGTATCTGGTAACTCTTCTTTTTTATTTTCGTATAAGTCAACGTTAAACATTTCCGCTGCCTGGTCATTATAAACCTTAGCATCCATATCCCTCATGAGAGATTCCATATACTCTGTTCTCTTACTCACACCAAATTGATCCTGTGAGTAAGCTTTAACGTTGAACATCCTTTCAGACATACCGTTAACCACTATATCCACGAACTTAGGTATAATAGGTACTGGTTTCCAGTCTAGGTTAAGGTAAGATAAATCACCGTTAATAGATAACTCATCTTTATACTTTTGAATAGACTGCTCTCCTCTAGCGTACAGTCTTAGATTATGAAACTTCTGTTGAGAAACATTATACCTGTTACTATGAGAGTCTTTAAACCACTCTTGCTCAATAGCCCTCGCTACTTTAAGTCCATACTCTGGACTCATTTTCTCTAGGTCAGGAACCGCTTGAGAAGGGAAATTTACATATACTGACTCAGCCATGCTATTTTATTATCTGGGAGTTAAATCCCTTATTGTTGTATTTTGCTATATTCAAATCCAAAGGTTGTATCTCTACTTTAGCGTTCGGCGCGTACAAGTGTCTGTTGCAAGCCATGATAGCTAAACCAGAACTTATAGACGCGTCGTGCTTTGTTCTTTTATTTATATCAAACCTAGCCCAATCATTCAGTAGTTCATTAAAATAAACAGTACCGTAATTACCTTCACCCAGATGACCTACGTGTTCTTGTATATACATCTCTATAGCTGAGGCGTGAGCTTGTTTAATGTCTTCACTTGAGTTTGGTATACCACCCACTTCTTTTTCAGCAACTGATAACTTCTTCCAAGTTTTATCTGGTCTATTCATACTGTAACCTCTATAACCTCTTCGGCGTAGATAGTACAGTAATCTAGGTTTGTTATTCTCTGCAAGTAAAGGCATACCATAAAACACCAATGCCATTAACACATCTTCAAAAAACATCTCTGCGGTTTGTGGTCTTGCTATATACTCTAGGAAAAACGTACTCGAAGGCGCATCTTCCATAGAAAATTTTGTTAATCCGTGGAGCGCCCCCTTCGATCCTTTACCATCAACAGTACCGCTAATATCATAACTGTCACACCCAAACGCGCCAACATGATCATTCCCTGGGAACTTAACACCATTTTTTATTATTTGTTTATTTTGCAAATTAGCTGGTGGTACCCAGCTTACCTTAAATCTTCCACCTGGATCTGGGTGGAAAACAACTTTGGAATCCTTAACACCGTTAACCCAACCAAAACTACCTGTCGTGGTGTGAGCAGCGTGTCTACTACCTTCGTTGTAGTCTATCTGCTCATATATCTTCATTAGGTTAAAGATACTGTTTTTACTTTCATCTCTAAAAGCGTGTTCCGTAGTTCTAGGGAACTGTCGGTAGAACTCATTCAAAGCATCTTGATCATCTTTTAATCCTTCAGCTTCATTCTCCCAACTGTCTACAACTCCAATATCTATTAATTCACCGTCTGGTCCCAGTCGTTCTCCATCACGTGGACTATCAAAGACTGGAAATCCGAATTCGTCAATAAATCCCTCATAGTTCCATTCCATAGGGACAAAGAGAGAATACAAGCCAGACTTTGTTTGTCCATTACGGTTTCTTCTAGAAACATCTGAGTCATTGTATAATTTTTTAAAGTTACTACCTCCTTTGTCTAACGCGTTTGAAGTAGATCCCATAAGGCATTTCCCTACGATTCTACTTCCAAGTCTTAAGCAAGTTTTTGTTACTCGCCAGTTGTTTAATATATTATCAGGTCTCTCCCACTTACCACTCTCATCATGTACCAGCAGACTTAGCTTTTCACCGTCATAACTGTTATCACCTGTATTCTTCCAGTCGATCGTTGTGTCAAGACCAGCAAGCTCCTCTAGCTTCTCATTACTCTGAATTTTCTTACGAGTAAATTTCGTAGAAGGTACTCGGTATGCCAACTCAGATTTCGGACGGTCCATACCATCCTGTATAGGTTTAAAGAAGAAAGGGTAATTAATTGATATAGGTACCACTTTATCTGTAAACATTTTCTTCGCATCGGCACCAGACTTAGATAAGATCCCATATCTACTATCACTCGATATAGTGGCTAAGTTAACTGTTTCTGCAGAGGACATAAAAGAAAAACCTGAACGACGGTTCTTAAGGTAGCACATTCCATAGCATCTCTTATCTGCCTTGCAGGCTTCCCAGAATATAAAGAATAGCCGATTGGCCTCTCTAAAGTCTGGTGCACCCACGTCGATTTTACTCCATTGAAGATACATATAGTGACTACCAGTTATGTACGTCGGTTTACCATTATTAGTAAACCAGAACCCTTCGTCCCTACGTCTGAACTCTTCGTCTATATAGTCATGCCACTTCTCTTTTTGTTCGTCTGGATAGCTTCTCCAGTCGAATATAGTTTTTAAACGGCTTAATTCCTTAGGCGTCTCTATCTTACCCCATTTATTGTTTTCGTGCTTGAAAACTTTAGTAGGTTTAGGTAAAGCTATCTTAAAACCCTGTATATCATATATCTCACCTATAACACCAGTCTTAGATAAAACCACTATATCGTGATCTTTATCGTAACCATACTTCCACTTCTTACCTCTGTTTAACCTGGTAAGAGTGGTTTTCTTTATAGGCTCTATTATTTTTAATAATGTCTGTTCGTACATTACTTAGATCTTCCTTCAGCAAAACCCTTAAAGACATTAGCTTTCTTTTCCTCAGGCTCTCGGCCCTCAAGTAAGTTCTCCTCCTCTTGGATTCTGGTTAATATCTCAAAGGCATCGAAGATAGCAAGCTTTTTTGTAGCAGCGGCGTTCTTGAGTCTGTCTGCGGTAATATCATCACCAGAATCTACAATAGCTTCTTTAGCTACCTTGATCAACTCTTCAACGGCTATTTGCCCAGCTTGGATTATACTCTTCTTCGTCTCCTTGATATTCATATTTAATTGTAATAAAATTAGATAAAACTCGGTACATCCTCTGACCATCCACCACAAACTCAAATTCACTGCTAGGTCTAAACCCAACTAAGTCCCCTTTGAAAACAGTTCCATCTGAGTATTTTACGATACCCATTAAAGGTCTCTCTCCTTCCATATCATAGTCACTTACAGACTTAACAGGTTTTACAAAGCAATACCCTTTCGGACAGATCCAATCCTTATCCCTTTTATACAAAAAAATCTGATCTGGAGAAACTAAGTACTTATTTTCCTCAAGGAAAGATCTACTGTTTCTTTCTTTACCTTTTACGTCGTGCCACCTTCTAAAGACGTTATGATGTAATGTTACTATATCACCCACTTTAGGATTCAAAGGAGCTCCAGCGCTAGGTACAGATAAGATTCTAGCTTCTCTGTTTACGTGCTGATGATTAAAAACCTCAGTGTTTAATATTAACTCTTTGTCTCCAACTTTTTTACTGTTGTTATATCTTTCACCTAATGGTTCTACAACATAGTCGTAAACTGAGTGCATTAGTACTGTAAGTTATACTCAACAGATATAGCCATGTTTTTGTTAAAATCTTTCCAAGGTATGACCGCTTTGTCTTTGCGTATATAGATAGAGTACTTGTCCTCCTCTTCTAGTATATCACAAATAGTATGACCGCCATACACTTCTTGCCCTACGGCATAGTGCATGGAGTCATTCTTGTAGTCTTTACCTATCGTGATCTTACGAATCAGATGGCTCATCTTTGTATTCGATAGTCCCGTCCTGGATGTTTATATTCACCTCACCATACTCTTTGCGAATTTCCTCTTGAACTTCGTTAAGTTGATCGTTGCCCTGAGCTAGCGTATGTAGTAAATTATGCTTTTGAGCCTCTATCTTTCCGATATCTGCGTGTAGCTTGTTTACAGCACTAACGATGTTCTGTACTCTCTCTAGTTGATCCTTAGAGATTGCCTCTGGCTTTAGGTCTACGACCTTGTTCTTCTTTTTACCCATAATTAAATTGTATTAAATTAAAATTGTTTGTTGTTTGTTTTATTCTCCGAAATAACATATTATACCTCCGTCATTATCAGCTTGGGGTGTTACGCTAGTCCATCTCCCATATATAGTTGCGCCAATGCCGAACTTAGTTGTACTTGCTTCAACAGCTAAACCACCGTCTCCATGATCCTGATTGTTGCTACCAGCGTTGCCTTGCTCGTGAGCAGTTACAGCTGTGTTTATATACATTTCTGGATCTTCAGCTATTAAAGCTGTTGGTATATTAGAGGCGATAAAGTATATGGCTATAATAACTTTATTCGGCGGAGGCGTTACTGCCGTGTTGGTGTTGCAAAAAGCTGAGCCTGTTATTTTCCCGGTCCAATCGTTTGTTGGTAATCCCATAATTTTATTTTTTTACTTTTTCTAGTGATCTACCACCGAAGTAGGCTCCAATCACAGTTATTAATACTAGTTGTAGTAAGTCAACCCAAGAGGATTTGACTTCAAAATTTATCGCACCAGCATCAATAAAGATCAATAGCATCGTGCATACTATTAAGAATATAAGAACTACGGGTCTTACATTCTTAGAAAGCCATGAGTCAGACTTTAAATCTGCCTCCCATCGAGAAGTGATATTCTTCTCCATCTCGATTTCGTAGTTGGCTACTAATTCTTTTATTTTCCTTTCCGCCTCTAGCTTTTCATCTTTCGATGTAGTAAGGTTATCCAGTACTCCACCCACACCCTTAACGAGTTCAGCCGCACCACCAGAAAATATCTTACCTAGTAATTTCATTTAAAAACCTAATCTTCCCGAACTTGAACCACGCTGAACAAGCTCCCCGTCCTTATTTACTGCGTAAGATTTATCTTGTCCCGTCTGCTTACTTCGACCATGGTAACTTACGTCTCCCTCTGAACTCGTGTGGCTATGTTTATTTAAAACCTTACCATCACTCTTATAATGCTTAAACGGGGATTTACCGCAGAATTTCTTGCTAAACTTACTCATTATTTATTTTTCGCGAATTTTTCTACACCACTAATACCAAATGATCCTAAAACCACCCATACAAAAGAGTTGTACACAAATTCATTAATTACTAAATCTTTACCGATTGCTCCAGATACAGTATCCACAATCATTACTAGAACCATGATAGCAAAGGCTATAAACCCAACTATCGCTTTTTCGTTCCACTCGTTCGTATCTTTAAATATTTCAAACATCTTTTTCTGCTTTTACAGCTCGCTTCTCCCAAGGAAACGCGTGGCTACCCTCAGCGTGCCATTTGCCATTATATTTTATTTTACCGTTTTTACGAGGATACTCGCTTCCGTTATCTCGAACAGAGTTTTCACTATAAGAGATTTGACCACGAGCCATTTCTTTTGCGTGTAAAGACTCATGTGCTACAGCTCTGCGATATAGCTCACCGTTTTTAGGTACGTCTTTATTTATAAGTATTGTTGATCCGTCAACTGCTTCTCCAACAACACCAGGCTCTAGTTTAACGTGGTCAACTTTTATTCCTTCACTAGTAGTTACAGTTTTTTTAGCTATACCAGGAAGAGCATTAGTTCTTGGAGTAAACGGCATTACTTCTTTTCAGCCTTAGACGCGTGAACAGCTTTTCGTTGAGCAGCACTAGCGTACTTCTTCATTGGTTTATCACCGTGCATCTTGTGAGGCTTACCGTACATATCCATCGGTGATCCTTCAGCTTTTGATATTTCAGCTTTTAACTCTGGCGGTAAATTCGCTTCCTGCTTAGCTGTCATCTTAACTGGGTTTTTAACATCCATCGCGTAAGCTGGCTTATTATTCATTTTGTATGGAGACTTCTTCCTTGAGTTTCCAAATCCGTATTTACTTGGCATGTTATCTATCTTTATCTCGTATCATATCATCTATGGACTTATTATAGACTTTATCTGTATACGACTTGTTATTGAAAAAAACACTTCGCTCTGAGGTTGGTAGATCCTCTTCGCCTAGTAAGATACGATATATCCTACTAACTAGCTGTGAGCATTTGAAAGAAGTCTTAAACACAGAGAACTTTATACTCGTTCTATTCCTATGTCGCCAAACTTCTATCCATCCAGCTGATCGTAGTTTCTCCCACCTTTTCTTATCCCAAGAATATGTGTAAGCACCCTCGATAAATTCGTTACGGGTAAATCTACCCTTATGATCTAGGTATATCAATAACTCTAGATCGGCATCAGTTAACCCATAAGTCTTACAGGCCCACTTTCTAGTGAGCCTGTAGTACTTAAGGATATTCATATCACGCAGATCCTGCGCTGTTAATCTCATGTATTAAGATTATGCAAACACCATATCTCCATCAGCGGCAGTAATAACTGTTGCGTAGTAGAATGTTCCGTCACAATAGATACTGACTTTGTCACCTTTAGTAGGCGTTGCGTCAAATGTCATTGTAGTAAACCCAGCGTTTGAAATCTGAGCACCAGTAGTTGCAGCCTCTAAACCAATAGCACATATCTTATTCGTATCAGAAGCAGTTTTTTCTGTGATAATGTACTGGTTTGAGGTTGTAACTGTTTTTACAACCATATCAATATACCAACCTGCGCCAGCATCAGCGATAGCAGGTAAAGTTACAGTAAAACCAGCTAATAAGTCAAGACCAAGAATTTTACCTGAATCTGAAGCAGCTAGCGCGGTTGCAGCTTGCACGTCTTCATAAATACGCTTGTTAGACTGTGATGCTGTAGTAAAGCTAGTTACTGCATCAAAGAAGTCATTAAAGTATACGCTGTTTTTATCATCAGCAACCACTGTTAAACCTGATCTGTTTCCTTGCATTGCGCCAGCAACAGCTTCTAATGCTTTTTCTTCGTTACCAGCTGTAGCAACGTGAATTCGTACTCTATCGTAAGATCCATTGCTTGATGTTGAAAGCGCTGATGCAAAGTAAATATCAATCTCTTGAGCAGCACCTATTTCAGCTCCTCTAAAATTACTTATCGTATTCATGTAAGATGAATCCGAGTCATTGTGGAATACCACAAAGTTTTCTCCGTTTGTCATTTTTAAAAATTTTTAATTATTAATTGTTTTTGATTTACCGTTTAAGGTTTAAGGCTCTTGGTTTAGGTCTAATATATATATCACACGTTTAGCGAAGTAGTTACTCCACTAACACTACATCTCTTGCTCGGATTACATGGTACATTCTATCTGCCCAGGTTATACCATGCCCAGCGTGTTTGTCGTAATATATAATGTCTTTATCTTTTAGGCCTTCCACTAGATTACCTGTAGAGATAATCGTAGCTTTAATATACCTATTTGTCTCATCTAGTTCTTCTGTGAGAAGTAGGCCACCAACTTTCTTAGGACCTACTTTTTCTACGTCTACTACTATGTAATCATTTATTGCTTTCATCTGCTCTAGCATTTGAGATTACACAATCTGCGGATATAATGGTAGACACCACTGATACCGCATTTTTTAAAGCTGACTTAGTCACTAGCACCGGATCTACAATCCCAGCTTCTACCATGTCAACACTCACACCTGTAACTACATCCACTCCATGCCCTTCATCTAGTTTACCACCGGCTTGTAACCCTGCGTTATCCAGGATAGTCGCATACGGAGCTTTTATAGCTTGCATGAGTATCTCCTCCCCTACCCCTTGGGGTAAAATTTTCTGAGAAGCATTTAACAGTGCTACTCCACCACCTGACACCACTCCTTCTTTCAAAGCGGCTTTAGTTGCGTATATAGCGTCTTCAGCTCTATCTTTCTTTTCTTTAAGTTCAACCTTAGAGTCAGCACCTACTTTAACTATACCTACAGACCCAGATAAAGATGCTAACCTTTGTTCTAGCTTCTTTTTAATAAACCCGTTCTTTTCTTTAGCTATCTTAGCTTTTACCTCTGCCACTCTCTCCGTTATCTCCTCTGTAACTTCGTCTAGAGTTATTACGGTAGACTTATCATCTGTAACCGCGTTCTCAGCTTCTCCTAGATGTTCTATAGAGATAAGATCTAAATCATCTCCTAGCTCTTCATTAATAACAGTAGCACCAGTTAATACAGCTAGATCTTCTGTAGCGTCTTTCTTAGTAGGTCCAAATCCTGGTAGGTCAACAATATTAATCTTAATGTTACCTTTAACCTTGTTCATAAGCAAAGCGCTCTTTACTGACTGAGCCACTGGAGCTACGATAAGTAACGCTCTACCTTTCTTTATAACATGTTCTAGTACCGTTTGTATCTTACGTACGTTAGGTATCTCACTAGACACAATTAAGACATACGGGTTATCTAACTCAGCTATATGCTTCTCTGTATTTGTAACCCAGTGTGGAGATGTTAAACCGCAATCGATCTGAACTCCATCCACTAACTCCACGTACGTTTCCTCTGTTTCGCTCTCCTCCATGAGGACAACACCTGTTTTACCTACCTTCTCGTAAGCCTCCGCAATAACGCTTCCAAGGAAACTATCATTGTTGCAGCTAATAGAGCTAACAGATTGAAGCATATCTCCCTCAACTTCAATAGCACTCTCTTCAAGATACTCAACAACTTTGACCAAACCAGAGCTAACACCCTCTTTAATCTCCCTAATAGATTTACCAGCATGTTTCTCTTTGTTTACTTCTTTTAAAAGTGATTCAGCGAGGACGGTAGCCGTTGTGGTACCATCACCCGCTTCTTTCACTGTATTACTCGCAGCCTCCTTAATTAAAGTGGCTCCTATGTTCTCAACCGGATCATATAAGACTACGCTTTGAGCAACGGTTACACCGTCTTTTGTTATGACCGGCATGCCGCGAGCATCTTCGTATATAACGCATTTTCCCGATGCGCCTAATGTGCTCTTTACGGCTTGCGCTAGCTTTTGTACGCCAGCTATTATTTTACTTTTAGCGTCTTGACCAAAATCTAGTTGTTTGATCAACTCACTAGGTAAGTTGTATTCCATATTGTATTAAATTAAATTAAATTGTTTGCTACACTTAATATAGCTCGCTTATGCGCTTATTCTGATATTTGTCAAAAGCCTTAAGCTCAGCAGCGGTTGCACCACCCTTCACTAGCTCCATTCGTTCTTTAGATATTTCCGCTCGAACTTCCTTCAAAGACTTTGTAACTGGCTTCCTGTCGCGATACTCTTTTGTACCACCCATACCTACTTCTTTTACTGGATCTCCATTTTTAGGAAATCCTTTCATTTTAAAAGCCATAGTTATTTGTTTTTGCGATTAGTCTTCCTCTGCTCTCTATTTTCCTTCCTCTGCTTTCTTTTCTGCTCTCTCTCGTACTTTCTTTCGGAGATCCTATCCGCTCTGTTAGCACCGTGACCAACCTCCTTGTTTTTCCCTTTATTTTTCTTTCTCTCGTTTTTAACCACAGCTTTATCAGCTCTTTTCTTTGTATAGGCGTCGTGAGCAGCGATGGCTTTTTTTTCCTTAGTTAGCAACCTGTCACCCTTACGTGATTCAACTGAACCACTTTCATCTAAGTAGTCGTCAAACTTTTTCTCTGCCTTAGCCGCTCTCTTGGCTAAAAACCTTTCTCTTAAGTCGTCTCCTTTCTCGTAAGGTGGAATGTGACCTGTTTTACTCTTTTTATGCCCCGGCTTATGTTTTTGAAACGGGGCGCCATTCATTTTAAATGCCATGATTATTTTTTGTTTTTTACAGCTTTTCTAAGGGTTCTCTGTATCTCAAGCTCTTGTTTAAAAAGCTTTTTTTCATCAAGATTCATACCTAGTTTACTAGCGCTTTCGACTTGAGCCTTAGCAGAAGCTCTAGCTCTTTTTCTTTTACCCCCTGTTTTAAAAGGGGCGTTATTCATTTTAAACGCCATACCGTGTATATTAGAATGTTTTTACTACTTTCGGCCCTTTTGTAGCCTCTAGTTTTTTAGAAAAATAGTCGATGCTCCCATCAATAGCACTTTCCGCACCTTCCATAGTCTCTCTACGGGTTACAGAGTGCCAATTTTCCTCATCTTTTGGGTTAGATACCTCCGTTTGGTAGAATCCGTTAGGTAATTGGGTAATTCGCCACTTAGATTTGTCGGACATGTGTGTCCATTCAGCGATTTCCTGTTTGCCAGGCTTCATAGTATGCGTCGTAGACGTACTATTGTAGTATAAATAGGTCATGTGTGTTTGGTTTTTATGACTGTTTATGGATTAGGGTGTTTCCCTATAGTATTATACTTCGTATAATCACACAGATAAGTGGTAATTTAAAAAGCATGACAATAGCCTACTACTCTTATACCTTAACTAGCTAATGTCACAA